GTGTTGACTGTAGATAACGATTGCGGTTATAGTGTGGGAACACAGAAATCGTTATCTGTAGATAATGATAGTGAGAAGGAGGTGTTATCTGTGGAGATTAATAAAGACCGAATTCAGCAGCTGCTAGTCGAAGTAGCCGACGGAAAAGGCCGTAAGCTAGCTAGAATTTTAGGTGTACAGCCGTCGCATTTGCATAAAGTATTGAACACTGAAAGTAAAGCAGGCCCCGTAATGCTAGGCAAACTGCATACTTATTGTGAAGAAAACAGCTTACCGTTCGACGAATTTATCGTAAAAAAACCGTAAGGAAAGGCAGTGTTAAAAATGCACAAAGCAAACGACGGTTTCCCGATTAATGTCGATTTAGTGCATAAAATGGCTTACTTACCTGTTAAGCTGGCCGAATTGGCCGAAACGAACCCTACTGACGCGCTAGAATTGTTAAAAGCTTGGGGAAAAGGCACGAAGCCTATAACGCACTTATGGAACGACGCTTTACAACTTATAGCCGCAGCCAGCTAATAGAGGAAAGCTTGAGAGGGGGTGAAAACGAAATGGACAACCGAATGAGTCGGCTACAGGCGGCGCAACTGCAAGACGTAGCCGAAATGAAGGCAATACTCGAAGCAGCAGCGGGAGGTAAAGACGCTGCGGGGGCCTGCGAAGCGGTATTAGGTAAAAGCTTCAAGTTAAGCGGCGTAGTCGCTACGGGAATTGAAAGGGGCGAAGCGGTATGTATGTAAGATTAGTACGAAGTCCCCTACTTCGGGGTCGGGTAGCAATTAAGAATTACCTGGCACAACTGCTGGTACAGGGGGCGTGCAAGTAATGGCAAAAATCAAAAGCGTAAGGGTATGGGGCTTCCAATCATGGGTAGCAGCCAAGTACGACCTGGTAGCAGGCTTGAACGTATTTACAGGGCCTTCGGGGGCAGGGAAGACAGCCGGAACGATCCGGGCGCTTCGATGGCTTGCGAAAGGCGAACCTTCGGGTGACGACTTCCTTCACACGGTTTACGAAGCAGACGGCGTAACGATTAAGCGCCAAGCAGAAGAAGCTGGGGTAGAAGTCGAACTGGATAACGGCGTCACGATTACGAAGATCCGCAAGAAAGGTAAAACGAAATACTGGGTAAAACCGCTGTACGATGAACCGTTTGAAAAGGCCGAAGTACCCGCAGCAGTAAAAGAAGCCTTGGGAATTAAAACAAGCAGTTTCGGGGACTACGAGGTAGATTTACACTTCGCTTTTCAGCTGGCCGCGCCATTCCTTATATCAGAACCTGGAAGCGCAGGGGCGAAAGTGCTGGGTAAGCTGGCCGGGACGGAAGCAGTAGACGGCGCTATAAAATCCACGGCGAAGGATACATACGCAGCCAGGAACGAAAAGCAGACCGCCGACAAAGAATACGAAAGAAAAGTCGAACAGCTTAAAGCGTTTGAAGGCTTAGACGAAATTAAGCGGCAACTGGACGCCTGCGAATGGCTGATGGGGGAACTCGACAAAGCGCTGAACAAAAAGGGGAATCTTGAACAACTTACCACGGCTTGGGAATTGACCGCAGCTTCAATACAGCAGGCAATAAACAAGCTGGACAAGCTGGCGAATATCCCAGAACTGGAAGAAGACCTGGTAGAAATAGAAAAAGCCCAGCAACGGTATGACCGCTTACTGGACTTATACGAACAATTGGGTAAGGCTACCGCCACAGTAGAAATTCTTACCCAGCGTCTTAAAGACTTGGCAGGACTTGACGCCTGTGAATGGCTGCTATCAGAAGCAGAAACCGCAGAAAGTCGCCGGGCCAGCCTTAGTTATCTTAACGAACAGTATAACAAATACGAAGCCGATGTAAATAGGGCGACGGAAATCATTACCAGCACCCAAGACCTGGACGTAGCCTTAAATACGCTGGAAAGCGTAGAACTTAGCTTCGGCAGGATTACCGACATGCGGCAACTGCTAAGAGTATACGATACCGCGACAGCAAGCGTAAGCCGCTACCAGGGCTTAATGGACAGCCTTATAGGGATAACAGAAGCCGAAAACCTGGTAAGTAGTACAGAAGCGAACCTGGTACGCCTGGCGAAGCTTCGAGAACTTTATAACCTTTATAAAATAAAAACGCAGACACTAGACAGCGCAGCGGCAGCAGAAACGCGCGCAGCGAATGAACTGGCGGCAGCTGATAAAGAACTGGCCGAAGCCTGGGCGGCGACTGGCGGCATTTGCCCGCTATGCGAACAGGCCGTAGCCCATACCCACTAAAACAGAATCGAAGGGACGTATATAAATGGACGCTAAACAACGTATTGACCTTGCAAAAGTAAGAATTCAAAAGGCTAAAACAGCCGAAACAATCGCTAAAACCGAAAAAGCCGCAGCGGAACGCCAGCAGGGCGAAGTAACGGAAAAAATGGCTGAACTGAACGTAACCCCGGAAACGGCCCAGGCCGAAATTGCAGCCCTGGAAAGTCAAATTGACGCCGAATTAACGAAAGTCGAAGGCCTAATACCGAATGTATAGGCTACAAGCTGCCAAGACCAGCATTAAGACCCAGCGCGATAAACTGGCGGCTAAAATCGGCCAGCGCGACCTAATCACAATTGACCGCGACCAGGCGCAGCTGCGGAGCCTGGAAGCCGTCAATAAGCTAGGACAGTATGACCTGGTACAAATCCTTCTGCAAAAGACAAGTGACTATGCCCGGCAGCAAGCTAAGGGCCGCATTGAAGACATAGTTACGCAACTGCTACTGGTAGTCTTCCCTGGTAACGACTTCGTTTTTGAAATTGTACTGGACGTCAAGGGATCGCAGCCAGTTGCTGAGTACTGGCTTACTCGAAACGGCGTAAAAACCCAGTTAAAGCCGCCTGATTACGATAATGGCGGCGGGTATGTAGATGTAATAACCCTGGGCCTTCGCCTGGGGATAGCGGAACTGGAAGAAATACAGGGGCCGCTGCTAATGGACGAAGTAGGCAAGCACGTAAGCGCCGAATATTCGCCGAACGTCGCCTACTTCTTGAAGCAGTACAGCGAACAGCTGGGACGTCAAATCATTCTTATCACGCACAATGAAGCGCTGGCTGCCGTAGCAGACAAGGGCCTACGGGTAACGCTTAACAGCCGGGAAGAATCCGAAGTAAAAGCAATTTAAATCAACCAATAAGGGAGAATGAAAAATATGTGTATTAAATGTGTTGTTAGAGCGTTGGGCGAAGTTATCGGCGAAAGCCAAGGCCCGAACGAAATTAGCGTAGGTTTAGTAAGCCCGCAGTTGCGCGAAGACTTCCTGGCGCACAAGAAAGCCGAAGCGCTGGCCGACCTGGACATTCAGCAGCTAGTACTTAATGGCCGTCGTTCTTCCATCCTGGGCGCTACCGAAGAAGAACTGGCAGAGAAGCAGGAAGCTATTGACAATCAGACCGAAGCCAACAAAGCGAAATTCGAAACCGATCATACGGCCCTATGGAATCGTGTACACGAAGAACTTCCCGAACTAGACCACGCACGTAATTACTCTATCGACGCCGAAACTGGGGAAGTAACAACCCGCAGACGTCGGAGCGACGAAGGGGATACTCCAAATGTTTAATAGCATTTCGGAAATTGTTGCCCAGTTAAAATCCTGCGGCTATCAATGCCAAGCCGGGCCGTTGGAAAACAATGAAGCGTTTATTGCACTTGAAGAATTAGCACGCCAGGAAGAAGGCCCGCCACATGACTAAATTCCTATATTTTGGCGATCCGCATATACGGGGAACGAACCCCCGGAACCGTACGGACAGTTACCCGGAAGCCTGGAAGGCGAAGCTGCGGGAAATATGGGCGCTAGGGAAGCTTCACCAGGTAGACGCCTTCTTACAGCCGGGCGATACATTTGACCTTCCCGACGTAGCGAACAGCGTCCTTAATGACGCTGCCGACGTCTTTAGCGAAGCCCCGGCCCCGATTTACACGACTGCGGGGAATCATGATATACCAGGCTACAACGTCGCAGCCTTCGGAAATACCAGCCTTCGACTGCTGGAAAGGATCGTACCGCAGTTGCGCGTAGTGAATGACCCAGCGAAAGCCGTATTATTCGGCCCAGGGGCCATACCCGAAGTCGCCTTAACCTTTACGCCGTACAGCGGGAATATTGACCGCGACGGCTACGGATACAGCCCGGAAAACGAACCAGTAGGCGACGCTTACCGCTTGCATATCGCGCATGGCATGTTAATAGATCATACGCCGCCTTTCGACCGATTTACCCTTGTGCAAGAAGTAAAGACAACCGCGCAAATGGTATTTACCGGGCATGACCATACGGGGTACGGAATCTACCGCAGGGGTGATGGTGTTATATTCTGTAACCCCGGCAGCCTTACCCGATTGTCTGCGAGTCAAGGCGAAATAAGCCGTACGATTCAGGCAGCCCTAATTACTATTGAAGGCGGTCAGGGAAATATTGAACTGTTGCCGCTGCAAAGTGCGAAGCCCGGCGAAGAAGTTTTAGACCGTAGTCGAATCGAGAAAGACCAGCAGCGCCAGTACGCTATGGAAAACTTTGCAGCCTTAATTCAAACCGCAGGCGGCGAACGGGTACGGCTGGACATTAACCAAATCATAGAAGCGGTAGCGGAAAAAGAAGGGGTAGCCCCGGAAGTCGTACGGCTTGCCCTGGAAAAAATCGAAGCGGCCCGCATGGCCGAAGGGAGATAAGAAGCTTTGAAACAATCGACTTTTACAGGCAAAGAAATCTACCAGCGTATTAAGAAGCTGGACGTAGAATACCAGGAAATAGACCAGGCGCTGGGCGAGATAGAAGAAGGTACGTTGCCCCATAAATTACTAAAGCAAGCGCTGGAAGAAAAGCGGCAAGAACTGGCTAAAGCCGAACGGCAAGAATGGGCAGAACCAATTGAGTAACGGCCAGGAAATGGTAGGCTGCGGGAACTGCGGCCACGCGGAACCCATGACGAAGGAACTGGCCGAAGTAAGCTTCAAATGGCTGGATACCTGGACGACGAAGACCAGCTGCCAGGCCTGCGGCAGTTACGTAATTATGCGAACTTGGGCCGTTAACGCCTACGGTTTACCGATAGGCGGCGAAATGTTAGTAGTAAAGACTTCTTTACATTCGAAGGGAGATAGAACGAAATGACCGATGCAAAACAAGCAGTACAAGACCTAACGGTAATATACGGGGCCGAACAGGTGAAAGCCGCAGCAAGCGCCCTTTTAGGGGCCGCTGCCCGTCAAATTCCCGCTGAGCACTTCCGCGTAATTGGAGCACAAATCCTGGCCGATACCGTAGCGCAGTTGGACGCCAGTGTAGACGACATACTAAACAAGGGCGACCAGCGCGAAGCAGCTTATGGCAATAAAGCGGATCTGCTGAAAGAACGTTATACGCTAGAAAATCAAATTAAGCTTGAAGAATCTACCGCTATTATGGAGGGATTAAAGCCCGATGGTAAAAGCGTCGAATGGAACAGCGTTACGTATCCCTTTTCTAACGATATGGCCCGCGACGCTTTCCGTAGGACAGTAAGCAGCGAAAGCCGTAAGCGACTGGCAGAAGTCGAAGGCGAATTGGCAGCACTGGAAGTTACGGCTTCGATTGCCCGCGACGGATGGGAAAAAGCAGTACAAGCTAGCGATTCGGTAAGGGCTAAAGCCTTTGTACAGGCAAGACTGCTGCAATACCTAGCGGGGGCTAACTAAATGAATCAGCGACTGCTTAAAAAGAAGCGGAAAAAAGCCGCACAGCAAGCGGCGCCTGAAATAACTGTGCAGCAGGCATTTAACAAGTTGGCTGAATACTTAGGAAGCAGGGCAGAAACTGTTTGCTACTTCATTGATACCGGAGGTTTTGGTGGTAGTCCGATTAATCTCCATAACGCGGGCAGCAGTTTAGTAATTAGGCAGGGTGGTAACTTTCATCCTGGCGGCGAATTGTGACAAATAAAGATTCGCGCGAATTACAGCGGGAACGGCAGGAGCGCGGCGAAGACTTCCAAGCTGAAATAAGAAGCAGTTGGACGAATGTATCTAACTGCTGGCGTATGAGGATCAAAGACGGCGGCGGGGGAACCCGACCAGCTGACGAAATTGTACTGCTGGAAGACGTAAACATTCTGGTCGAATTAAAACGAACGGAAAGCGACCGTTTCGAATTAAGTTACCTTCGGCCCGATCAGGTAAAGGGGCTTCTGCTTTTCGACCGCTGCATTGCCCGGAACTACGGCCTGGTATTCATAAGTTTTAACAACTTGGACAAGGGTCGTGACGAAGCGTACGCTTTCCGACTAGCTAGAGCCTTGCATTACATGCAAAGCAAAGAACGACAATACGTTACCTTGGAAGAATTCACGCAGAATGCTATACGCTGCGTGAAGCTTCCGCGGATAGCGGCAGATAATACTTACGACTTAAAGGGGCTGGTAAAGTGCTGCAAATCACTATAAGCAATAACATACGCTTACGCGGGGCTAGTTTACCCCTTAGGGCGGCCATTACCCAGGCGCTAACAGTAGTGAACCCGGCATATGCGAAAATGAAGGGTATGAGAAAGCCAACCTGGGGCATTAATCAAAAGCTTGAAATTTTCCTGTATGAAATGGGCGACCTGGTAGTACCCAGGGGCTTCGAATCAACATTGCGCGGTTTACTAAAAACACAGGGAATTAACCCGGTAGATGTTATACGGTATAACCTTATTGAACCCGCCAGCGTAAACTTCGGCCCTTGGATCGGCCACGAACTGCGGGATTATCAGCAGCCCGCAGTAGACGCCGTACTAAAACAGGGCGGCGGAGTACTTGAAAGCCCCGCAGGAAGCGGTAAGACGTTAATGGGCTTTCGAATCGTACAGGCCTGGGGCCAGCCGACCTTATGGCTAACCCATACATTGGACTTATTAGACCAAAGCGCGAAGGCCGCGAAATCTTTCCTAGGTGACGTTGGCGAAGTCGGGATAATCGGCGAAGGGAAAGTAACCTGGGGCAGCGGTAAGCTTTTCGTAGCTACTGTACAGACCCTAGGGGCTAACCCGACGCTGGTAGCGACCCTGGCAGGCCTTGTAGGCGTAGTTGTCGTAGATGAAGCGCACCATTTCCCTTCGCAGCAATTTGTAGAGGTCGCTGGGAAATTTCCCGCAAAGCATTTACTAGGGCTTACCGCGACGCCACAGCGTAAAGACGGCTTGGAAAGCTTTATGTACGCTGGGTTAGGGCCTACGGCTTACGCAGTAAAGCGTGACGGTATGTACGAAGCTGGGGCGCTGGTTCTGCCCGAAGTTAAATTCGTATACACCGAATACGGCAGGGAAAAAGGATTTGCCGGGGCGCTGGAGGTAGACGACAGCGCTGGCGAATTCGTCGAAAACAGCGTAGACGCTGGCGGCGAAGACTTGGACTATGGGGCGCTTCTAAAGGAACTTACCGAAGACCCGAAACGCGCGAAGCTGGTAGCCGAAAACGTACTGGAAAGCTGCTTTAAGGTAAGCCCGAAAGGAGGGGCCGTAATTGTACTGGCCGATAGCGTACGCTACCTTTTCAAGCTGCGTGACCTGGTAGAAACTTTCGCCCGGTCTAAGCTAGGCGTCGTACCACGTATGGCCGTCGTTCATGGCGGGCTTACGAAGTTAACCTGGCGTAAATGTAAGAAGACCGACCCAGGCGCTAGGCGTAACGAACGCCTTAAAAGATGGGAACGGCAGGAAGTACAATACACCGAAGCCGAATTCGCAGACTGGCAAGTAACGCCTTCGCAGCGTAAAGCCATTATGGAAAGCGCGAAAGGTAAGAAACTAGACATACTTTTCGCTACGTCGCAGTTGGTTAAGGAGGGGCTGGACATTCCGAACCTTTACGACGGACACCTAGCTACCCCGCAGCGCGGCGATGGTAGGAACGCGGCAAATGGTTCGGGAATTGAACAGGCAATAGGTCGAATTATGCGGCCCGATCCGAATAACCCGGATAAGGTAGCGACTTGGTACGACTACGTAGACGGTAGCGACGGTACATTTTACGACCAATATTTAAGCAGGCGAAAGGTTTATACCAGGCTGGGTATCACGCTAGCGAAGAAGCCCCGGACAAAGAAGGACGCTATTAAGGACTTCCTTGTAAATATGCCAGGATTCGACCTTCCGCTATAAACGACGTAGGGGGATTAATTCAAATGATAAATTGTTATCCGCAGAAAGTGCCGTTTTTCAAGGCCGTTAAGCTTTTGTTTACCCGCAGGCTTTGGCTGGCTATACACATGAGTGAGTTGGGACAGCCGACAGCTGCGCAGGTATTGTACGACAAGCCGAAAGGTGCGCAGCCGCTTACAGAGGAAGTAATCGAAAAACAGCGTCAGGCTGCGCAGGAAGCCCAATCAGTAGCCCTAGCATTAGAATCAGCACAACTAGCCCTGGAAGTAGCGCAAGAGCCCCGGCAGGCCGAACAAGCCCCGCAGCCGAAGTACTCGACGCGTTACACGCCACCGCCAAAAAATAGAAAGCAGCGAAGGGCTGAAAGGAAGGAGAAAAAATGAGTTTTCAAGTAAAGCTGCTGCGATACAGCGACCCCGACCGTAAGCACCTAGCCCATGCGGCGGCGGTATACCTGGGGAAACCCGATACCAACAACGTGCGCCGACCGCTTAGCCTAATTAAGAAACGTGACGCCCTTAATATCTTCCGTGGAGAAAGCGCGCGCTTCGAATTCAAGGCTAGTAAAGTTGTCTACGACCACCTGGTAACCTACACGACGGCGAATATGCGGGCCTGCGGCGGTCTGCGGGCGAACCCAGCCAGCGAATTCGTAATGCCCCCCGAAGCAATAGGAACGGGGTACGAAGACAGCTTGCGAAAAGATGGCGAAGCAGCCCTGGAAGCCTACCAATGGCATATCAACGGAATTGACCCGGCAACCAGTGAACCGAAGGAAAAAGCAAGGCTGCAAGCAGCCCGCGCCGTTGCCCCTATGTCCGTGAAGCTTCATTTCATTATCGAATTCAATTTCGCCACGCTGGCAGAAGCCCTATTCCCTCAAAGGATATGGACGCCAGGCGCGCAGCTGGATACGTACCAGGTAGTTCAAGAAATGTACCGTATGGTACACGCACAAGACCCAGAACTGTGGGACACCTTTTACAGCTATTACGGCCCGGACTTCCGCACCTGGGCAGCGGCCTACGGAAAGCTTATGAAGGAAGACCCTGCGCTGCTGCTTAGCATTCTGGATAAATACCCCATGAAATCTATGTGGGGGTAAGGTTACGGCAGGCAGCCCGTAACACCCAAGCAAGGCAAAATTTTTTTACCCAGATCATTATCTGTAGATAACGATTGGCAACGGCGAAAGCCTTGACCATAAAAACAAACGAAAAGAGGAATTTTCAAATGACAACAGCAAACGGAAATGTACCAGCAGTACAGGCAAAGGGCGCGCTAGCGCTGGCAAACGTAGGGGCTAACTATATCGCGGAAGTCATTCAGGCGAAGCAAGCGGCGTTCTTGGAAGTTAACGAAGGGCTGGACTTCGATTACGTCCGCATGGGTCAATACTTGAAAATCAACAAAAAGGGTAACTTCGTAGAAGCGCGCGACCTGGAAGTATCCTATGGCGACACACTCGACGTCGTAATCGCACAAGGCGAAACGCGCTGGGTACTATGGGGCGGTGACGAAACCCCGGAAAAAGGTAGTCTTATCGTTTCCCTGCCTGCGAAAGAAGAACTTCTGCCCGAAGAAATGACAGGCCTTACTAAAGTGCAAATCGGTAAACGTATGGTAATGAAAGCCGAACAATCGGCGCGGGCTACACTAGATAACTGGCTGGCTACAACGGCACAAACCGACCCTTCCGTACTTGACCGCTACAGCCAGGAAGACCTACAGCTGCGATATCTGGCGTATATCGTCCCTGTAAAATTCCTTTCCCCGGACGAAAGCCCGAAGATTTACCTTATGAACTTCGCGCCTGGTGATACGTTCGGCTGGGGGCAGTACGGTATGGCGATCTTCGACGGTAAATTTAAGTCTATCGGTGTACCAGCGAACAGCAGCGCGAAGCACGTAGTAACGCGCCTTACGACCGAAGAACGCACGAAAGATACGACTTCCTGGCTGGGAATTAACTTTAACTGCCTAGGGTTGTTCAATCCAGCAGATTACGGTATCGACCCTTCTGCTACTGAATTCGAAGCCGGAGAGGTAGAAGTAGCGGAAGACGAAAAAGCTAAAGCTTAAAAATTTACTAGAAGGTAGGGCGTCTACATGGCAAGGGAACCACAGATAGCTGATTTTAAATTCGTAGACGCCTGGCATACAAATGACAGCGGGCAGCCTGTACCTTGGACGCGGGTAGAATACCCAGAAGGCGTCAAGAAGTACCAGCAGGAGGAAGCGAATAACTTCAACTGTTTCTGTACTGTACAGCGCTATACCAGCAAAAGCAGGGGGGCGCGGGGCGAAAGCTTTATCGCCCCTTTGTATTTTGACTTGGATTATAAGACAGACCCCGCAGTAAGCCAGGCAGACGCAGTTAAGCTTATCGAATTTTTTATGAACGAACTGGAAATACAGGAAACCGATATTCATTTATATTTTTCAGGAAGCAAAGGTTTTCATATTTTAATAGACTTTCAGGCCCTGGACATTAAGCCCGGCACAGAATTGCACAAGGTTTATAAGCATATCGCGGGCTACCTGGTACACAGGTTAAGCCTTCGTGCTTTAGACCTCGTAGTATATACGTCTTCGCGTATGCTGCGGCTGCCAAACAGCATTCACAGCGGGACGAAGCTTTTTAAAATTGAATTAAGCATAGACGAACTTCGAACGAAGACCCTAGAAGAAATTAAAGGCATGGCTAACGGCCCCCGCCTTTATCCTGTTTTAGACCCTGCCCAGCGTAAAGCAGCGCGGGATATGCGACCGAAGGCCGTCCTATTTTATGAGGATAAAGAAAAGGAATGGCGCGAAGCTGCTGCTACTTCTGTGAAAAAGTTTGCCGAAGAATTCAACTTCCGCAAGGATAGGCCACCTGTCTGCGTAACGGATATTATGACAAGCGGCTGGAAGAAGGACGGTGACCGAAACCAGGCGACTGTACAGCTGGCCGCCTACTATAAAGAAGCAGGCCACCCGAAGGAAGAAGCCTTAAAATTGCTGGAAGAATGGGTACGTAAGCATACCAGCGCGGGCAGCAAATACGACGCTGAACAGCGGGTAGCCAATACGCGTAGCGTCGTAGAAGCCGTCTACGATAAGGACAATGGCTATAAGTTTGGCTGTGCCTTTATCCGGGCACTGCATGGTGAAAAGATACCAGGAAGCCAGGACTACGACCGGGTAGCCTGCGCTGGGGCCTTATGCCATTGCCTAAAAAAAGCCACTAACGATGATAGCAAATCTGTGAGCCTTCACCTGGCCCATACTGGCGACGCAGAACTGCACGGCAAATTGGTTAAAACCCAAGTAATGGTGGCCGGAAAGAAACATACGCCCTATATCGTGCCTTCCAAGATTGAATATTATTGCTGGGGCCGTAAGGATTGTAAGAAAACGCATTGCCCGCTTTACGATATTCCCAGCCATACACTTTTCAAGGACTTAGGCGTAGGCGATCCTGAACTGCTTGAAATGACGGCGACCGCGAAGGATAACATTACGGGAATCCTTCGGACTATTTCGGGTATCCCAGCCTGCAATAAGTACAATACCGAAATTTCGGAAACGACGAACGTAGAAGAACTGCTGGTCATTCCCATGGCCGAATCGGGTAGTACAGAATCCGAAGAAGGTAAGGGGCGGTACGTCATGCGGAAGGCGTATGCTATCGGCAAGTCGGACGTAACCGAGAATAAATACTATGAAATTACAGGACACGTATTTCCGCACCCGAAGAATCAGGAAGCTACGATATTGGTTAAGGAAGCAAAACCGTTGCAGGACGTCGTAGACAGCTTCAAGTTAGACGACGCGGTTAAGGAGCAGCTAGAAGCCCTGCGTCCCGCCAGCTACACAGCGGAAGCAATCGAAGAAAAGCTAGCGGCTATTTGTGCGGATCTTACCTATAACGTAACGAAAATTGTAGAACGTGACGAAACGCTGCTAGGCGTTTTACTTACTTACCATAGCGTCCTGCGTTTCAATGTGCCGTGGACTAGCCTACCAATTCGGGGCTGGCTGGAATTAAAAGTAGTAGGGGATACGGGAACAGGGAAAAGCGAGCTTATCGAAGGCATACGGAAGTTTACAGGGCTTGGTAACCGCGTAAACGCGGAAAGTACCAGCCGTACCGGGCTTACGTACAAAATGGAGCAAAGCGGAAGTGCTGGGGCCTGGTACATCGTATGGGGCGTGTGGCCGCTTTCGGACAAAGAACTAATATGGATTGACGAAGACACGGGGATAGAAAAAGAGAACTACGGCGAAATGACCCTAGCGCGCAGCGACGGACGGCTGGAAGTTAAGAAGGCTGTTACCGCTGAAACGCCATGCAGGGTACGTGCTATTCTTTCCGGGAACCCGCCGAAGGGTCGCAGGCTGGCAAGCTACGGCCAGGGCGTAGAAGTGCTGCGGGACATTTTCAATAATGAAGATATTCGCCGTTTTGACTTCGCGGTATTTATGCGAATGAACGACGTAAGCGCCGAAGAATATACCCGACAGCTGCCGACGTATCCCAGCTTCATAAATTCTGAAACGCTTAAAAATAACATTCTTTTCGCCTGGTCAAGAAAGCCCGAACACGTAATTTTTAATGCCGACACCGTAGACCGCATTCTGGAAGTTGCTACCGAACTTTCTAAAATCTACGGAAACGCTAGCGACGTCCCGCTGGTATCGCCTTCCGATCAGCGTAACAAGATAGCCCGCCTTTCGGTTGCTCTGGCAGCATTGACCCACAGCGTAGACGAATCGGGTGAAAGAATTGTCGTATGGCCGGGGCATGTAGATTTTATAAGGGAATACCTTAAAAGCTTGTATAACGCGCCGGGCTGCGGTCTTAACTACTACGCGAAACTGGCAATTAAGGAAGAAGAACTGGACGCGGAAAAGTACGGTAGAATCACGGAAAAGCTGCGGGAGTTATCGACGCTTAAACACGACCTGGCCTACTACAAATTCGTTAAGCTATTCGCCCAGCAGCAGTATCTTCGGCAGAATGACGTTGAAGCCATGCTGGCGATAGAAAAGGAAGAAGGGAAGGCCATTATCGCCCTGCTGGCTAATATGCGAATGATTCAGCAGACTAGCGGTGGCTACCGCAAAACAGCCCGGTTCAATGCCTTCATAGCCAAGCTTTTCGAGGAAGGTCTGTTCGATAATATGGAAGACGACTTTATCTAAAAAATTTTACTTATATCGTTATCTGTAAATAACAGTGGAGGGGTAGACGCTAATGCCTTTATTAGTAAATGACTTTTTTTGTGGTACTGGGGGTATGGGCCTGGGATTTATCCGGGCCGGTTATACGGTAGCAAAAGCCTGGGACTTCGATACACATGCTGTAAAGTCCTATCGGGAAAACGTAGACCATAGCGCAGAACAGGCTGATATTACACATCTTACCTGGAAGGACGTTCCTAAAGCACATGTATGGACGTTTGGATTCCCTTGCCAAGATTTAAGCGTAGCTGGGCATGGCGAAGGGATTAAAGTTAAATGCACTTCTTGCGCCCATGAATTTATTATGTCGGCTGAAACGGAAAGCTGCCCAGAATGTAATAACGGTAAATTTAGAGCGGCGAATCGAAGCGGTATGCTTTTTGAAATTATGCGCCTGCTGGAAGAAATACGGGAGAATGACCCGGATAAACTGCCTGAAGTTATCCTGGCCGAAAATGTTAAAAAGCTGCGACCTTTAATTCCCGTTTTAGGTAACGCCTTCGCTATACAGGGCTATGTTATGCAAGAACCTAACTTATACAATTCGAAATACTGGGGCGTAGCCCAAAGCCGCGAAAGGTACTACGTAGCTGGGATTCGTAAAGACTTGCCGCAGGAAGGCTTCGCTTACCCGGTAGAAGACACACAGCGGCCCATTCCTAAACTAGCCGACTTCCTGGATACGGACGCACCCGAAAAGTATTACGTATCGGATGAAAAAGCCCGGAAAGTCATAGACGACGCCCTTAAACGACTGGAAACGCTAGGTAGCACCCACGCGGCTATAACGCCCGATCGTATGGAAAGGCGGCAAAACGGGCCGCGGGCTAAAGCCGATAACGATCCTATGTTTACGCTAACCGCACAAGACTTGCATGGGGTAATCGTAGATACCCGTAATACAAGGAACGGCAGGGGCGTTTACTCTGAAACCACAGTGCCGGCCCTTCTTTCTACGGACTACAAGGAACCTAAATCAGTTATTGAGCAGCAGCCAGGGATTAGCGTCGTAGGTATTTTGGATAATCAAGGTACGACGCAAGAACACAATAACCGCGTACATGACCCCGAAGGCATTAGCCCGACGTTAACCGCTGTAAGCGGCGGCACACATCACATAAAGATTTTCGACTATAGCCGTTATCGTGTTCGCAGGCTTACACCTACCGAATACGGCAGACTACAAGGCTTTCCAATGGATACCTGGAACCAGGTAGTAAGTGACAGCCAGGCATACAAGCAATTCGGCAACGCCGTAACAGTAGGCCTGGCAGAAGCCCAGGCTATTGCGATAACTGACTATCTAAAAAATTTTACCCCTGCTGTTATCTGTAAATAATGAACGACGAAAGTAGGTGTTATCTGTATGAAATTAGGCGGCCTATTTGGAAACATGCCACAGAAGACCCTGGCGAAAGCATTGCCTGCAAAGCCTGCCGATTCTAGCCAGCTGCTTCCCCTACCGGGGGCGGCTCTGGCTAGAGCGATAGCGCCGAAGAAACGCCCTGGCGACTTCGGGGTAGTTTGGCCGACCATCCCACAGCAGCAAGTGAAGGATTATAAAGCGATACTGACGCAGGCAGAGCTTGAAGCCTACGCCGACCGTTGCGAAGCCCTTGGCTTATGCAGCTTTGACTGGGAAACCGCAGCAAGCAAGGCGGCCCGCGAAGCGTTCGCTGCTTATAAGGCAGAAATGGAAACGAAAATAGCAAACCTGGACGGCTTCCCAATGGATGAAAAAGACGCAAAAGAAAGAGCCGCGCTAAAGAAAGAGTACGAAGCGCAGCTAACGACGACGCGCGAAGCATACCTAATGACACCATTAGACCCGCATCAATCGGAAGTTTGTACCGTATCCCTGGCAGCTGCGCCGCACGAATCGCGCGTTGTACCGATTGACCATAAGGCGGGCCGGATATTCGAACCAACGTTAAGCCGTGAAGCAGCGCGGAAGCTGGTTATGGATACGCTAGACCGTCGTATATTCCGAAATCGTAAAGTAGTAAAGATAGCCGTAAACCTTTCTTTCGAAACTAAGTTCGCGGCGAAGTACGGTAAGTATATTCTATTGCCCGTAGCCGACCCGCTTGTAATGTGGGTACGTTGCCTACAAGTCGCCGACCCGAAGCGCCTAAACGATCTAAAGAAGCCCGCGACTGGCTGGGGATTGAAACCCGCAACTAAAGCCGTGTTCGGTGTTAACATGGGCGAATTTAAGGAATTGCTTGCGAAATACGGCGTAGACTTCTTCGATGAAATCGCAGCCGATAGCGGCGACGGCCTGGTATATTCCGCAGAAGACGCCGACTACGGCCTACAGCATTACCTTTACTGGAAACAAATAGCCATACAGATTAAGGACGACCGCCAGGGAACGAATTATGATACTTGGTTGCATGAAATCGAAATGCCGTTTTCTAGGGTTATCGGACTTATGGAGTATAACGGCATGGGCTGGGATAATCACCTGGCACAGATGAAGCGTGAAGAAGCTTGGTCTATTCAAACAGAAGCCGCTAACGAAATTAACCAACTTTCGAAAGAAGCCGTAGGCATGGAAATTTCTTTAGGAAAGACAGGGAAAACGAACAGCGTTAAGTATGTGCTCTTTAACATGATGAACTTACCAAAAGGAAAACCGACCGATAAGGGCGGCATATCTTTAGACGAAGAAGCCCTAATAGATATTAAATTCATGTTGGAAAACAACCTGGAAGACCTGACAGAAGAAAAGTTACTGTCTGTCAAACTACCAGAAGGCTGGGAATCTTATTTGAAAGACAGCCCCGAATGGTACGAATTGGGTAAAGACCAACGTGCAGCGGTTGAATTAAGAAATAGGCCCCCGCATCCATTTAAAGACGTAGGCTTACGGATGCTTGAACTAATGGGACGGTATCAAAAAATGAATACGCTGCTTTCTTCTCATGTTGATGGTAGGGAGAAATGGCAGAACCCAGTAACCGGGAAAATTCATGCGAGTTATACACCATGGACAGATACCAGCCGCCTAAACAGTATGAAGCCGAACGGCCAAAACGTACCGCGTCTGGAAAACGATGAACTGGGCGTAAGAAACTTCTATGTAGCCGGGCCGGGCAAAATCTTGTTCTTTATCGACTTTAGCGGCTTCGAACTTCGGATACTGGCCTGGAAGTCAGGCGACAAAGTTATGATCGAAATTTTCTGTACGGGCGGCGATATGCACAGAAAGACAGGCGCGGCCATTACCAACAAACCTGAAAGCGAAGTTACGAAGCAAGAGCGTACCGACGCCAAGCCTGCGAACTTCGGAATGGCCTACGGCGGTACGGAACACGCACTACAAAAGACCATTAAGACGGATTACGGTCAACGAAAGACCCTGGCTGAATGTGCGGTAATGGTTGACGGCACAAAGAAAGCTTACCCAGGCGTCCCGGTATTCCAGCATGAAATAGCGATGCAAGCCCGTGAAGACGGATTCGTAAGCACGATCTACGGCTATATTCGATTGCTTCCCGACATTAACAGCACGAACACCTATTACAGGCAATCGGCAGGGCGGCAGGCTGCAAATACGCCAATCCAGGGAACCGCAGCCGACGTCATGAAGAAGGCACAGAACGAGGTCTACGAAGAAACCGGGCGCGGTACTAACCTGGTCTTCGACGCTACTGAAAAAGGAATGAACCCGGTTGACTTAGCCCGCGAGTTCGGGGAAGCACCACCGATCTTGGTACACGGAAAAACGGACATGGAAGCACAAATACACGATGAAATGATTTTCGAAATGGACGACGACCCGGACGTAGTAGAAGCTGCTTGGCATTGGGTACAGGCGACCATGACGAAGCCGCCTATAGAGGGATTCCCAGTACCTATTGAAGCAGAAGCTTCGGTAGGTTACGCGTGGGGCAAGAAAATGAGCGTCGAAAAATGGCTGGAAGAAAAGCGCGCAGCGCAGAAAGGGGCTTAATAAATGGCGCATGAATATGAAAGCAGTTTCGGACAAAACGGAACTTATGCTGCAAAGTATGCCCCGGAAATCTCAAAGAGACAGGAATATAACGACCCCGGCCAGATAGTGGGTATTATTTCCAATCAATGCGGGGGTGTGGCCTGGGTTGTAAGCCCCCATCGGAAGGACAAGCGTACAGGGGTAGTCCATCCACTTCCAGGCACACGTAATCTTTCAGGCTTGGGGCCTGTTGCCCGGCGAATTATGACCGAACTAAGCATACGAAAGGGGCTGCAACTTGAACCGACAAAAACGTAAGGAATTCGAACGTAAGGGCATGGCTTTCGACTCACGAAAAGCCTTTGCCCCTTCGGAAGTCGTAGCGATGAATAACGCGAGTTACGGTCTGGGCGTTGAACATGCGTTAGAAGCCGTAGCCCTGGTCTATGGTTTAGGCGACAAACGAGTAGCCCGTATCAAGGAAAAGCTGCTCATTTTGCAGGAATTAGATTTTAACCATAGCCCGGACGCTGTAAAAGCACATGAAATGAACAATATGTACAAAGTGAAGTTAAACCGGGCTATGCGCCGGGCAGCAGATTCAAATAAGAAAGGGGCCTTTTTAGATGATGAATAATTCAATTACGAGCAAAGTGTACATTGCGGGGCCTATGACAGGGATTACTGATAGTAACTACCCCGCGTTCAACAAAGCTGCGGCCGAGTGGGAAGCTAAAGGCTATTACACGTTAAACCCAGTTGATAACGACGACAACAGCGGGAACCAAACGTACGCCGATTTTATAAGAGCCGGACTTTTTCAGCTTTTGCAAGCCGATAGTATTGCCCTGTTGCCCGGTTGGGAAAATTCCAAGGGCGCTAAGCTAGAAAGGCACATAGCTAAAATATTAGGCCTAACTATTTACGAACCAGTCCCACCTGTTCGAACTTGGTCAGCATTTTTAGATGAAGCTATCGCAGTCTTCATAACGAAGAACACCGACTACGATAGCCGCTTTATGAGGGCCTTAGTTCATTACAACAGCATACGGGGCTATGAAGCAGCCCGTACCATTTGGGCTTGGGAAGTTGAAAAGAAGCTAGACCGCTGCCGCACATGGATTAAGCGGGGCGAACTTACTGTAAAGGGCGAAGGAGTACGCGATAGCGTCGTAGACCTTTTTAACTATACAGTACAGTACCACATGTTTAGACATTTAACAGCGCTACAAGTGGGCCGCCGTGACCCGCGGGATTACTTAGATAAATTCAGCTTCGCCCTACATGCTACCCATATAAGAGCCGACGACTGGCTGTATTACCTTGAAAAAATCGAAGGTCTGATAGGCCCCAACGAAGCGCAACTGCGCGACCTTCTATTAGAAGAAATGACAGGGTTACCTTTTTGAATAAACGAAGGGTAGTAACCGCTTTGGCGGTGCTGCTCATAACCTTATCGCTAGGGGCTGGGGCGCATGGCAAAGAAGAAGACAGGCTGGGGGAAAGGTTACGAACGCAGACAACAGGAAGCCCAGCAGAAAGAAACAATGAGGGCTTACCATGGCAGGAAGGAGGGCAAACGACCTATGTCACACGATGGCGCGGATTTACAGGAAGCGGTAGCGGAAACGCGCTACCAGGTGCAGCAGGCCAAACAGTACAGAGCAGCCTGGGAAGCGGAAAAGATAATAAGTCAGGCGAATCTAGCGGGGTGGGAAACGGCAAAGCAAAAGCTGCAAGCGCAGCGCCTGGAAACGCTAAAAGTATCGGCACTAGCAATAATACTATTCCTGTTGGGGCTGTATCTAGGGGCGAATTTACTATAACGGCTTATACTGCTGGGTACGAATCCACACAAAAGAAGCCAGGCCAAAAGGGCTACGGGATCACGTATAGCGGGACGACGGTAAAGGAAGGCCGCACTATTGCAGCCGACCTTTCCGTACTTCCAGTCGGTACGCGCGTTTATATCGAAGACGTAGGAGAACGAACGGTAGAAGACAAAGGCGGCGGTGTGAAGGGGCAGCATATCGACCTTTACATAGCCGATCTGGGGGAAGCGAAAGACTGGGGCAGGCAGAAGAAGGAAGTATATGTAATCGAATGGGGGAAGAAAGACAAATGATTAAGGCCGAAATATTAACGAACCTTGGCGCAAAGCACGAAATAACCCTAGGCGACGACCTGGGCTTTAAGGACTTAGCGGAAGCGCACGATTTCGTAGTTATAACCCTGCACAACGACGGTATCTTTAGTAACAACATAACCGAAGAATTTCTAGAAATTAACTGCGAAGAAAACTATCAATATATTAAGTTATGGCGTGAACAGGATAAACCATTGCTGCTAATTGGGCAGCCGCACCCTGCTTATGAAATGGACGACCCTAACCCATGGGATTTCACAGCAGGCGTAAGTATATTAGATCGTATGACGACTATAAAAGGCTTGGCTTTTGAAAGGAACGGCACGACGTTCTATATGCCGCTTACTGTGAATGGTAGGGACGGGAAGGGCGATACCCCAGTCCTGGAAGCTATGGGGGTAGGTATGCTGAATGCGTCATTCGGTGCGTATCTAGCAGGGACAGGGACGCGCTGCGAAGCTGTGATTCCACCTTTCACATTGCTGGGTACTGAATCTGCTGCATACCTTGTAGACTTCGCAGTACAAAAAGAACCCGACCCGGTAGTGCTGGGCGAAGTAACGGCCCGCGCTGCGGGTGTTGTAATGGAGTAGGGGCGCTTATGGCTAAAATTGTACACCTTAATAGACACCCGCAGGAAGCCGTAATAGACGCGCTGGAATTCCTCTTAGAGAGGGCGAAGGCTGGTGAAGTAACCAGCTTCGTACTGGCAGCTGCTACCGACGACGGTAACGTAGCGACCAGTTGGGCGCAGGCCGACTTCGGTAAGAGGGCCGAACTTATTGCCCATTTACAGTTGGACTTAAACTTCGCGTTTACCCAGGAAAATATCGACCGCATTATAGGACAGTAGGGGGCCGTCGCAATGGATATGGAACGTTTAGCAAAGGCAGTCACATACTTCCCGCTGGCTGGGGAACTGCGACGCCAGGAAGCGATAACCGTAAGACTGCTGGAACTTTCCCAGCGTACTGGGCGCGATATGCAACTGCTGGCCCAGGAACTGCGGGAACGCACCATAACCAGCCCGTTACGCGCAGAAGCTATGCTTGAAATTATGTTCGAAGAATATACCAGCGTACAGCTGGCGCTACTTATAAAAGAAGGGGTGCTAGTCGCCCCACGGGAGGACGTTGTATGAGCGATATTGTTAAAATGTTGCGATCCGATTTACTGGATTATATGCACCTTCTCGAACAAACAATGTTTAGTAACAAGCTGGATTTTAACCGGGTTTCACATCTTACATTTGAAGGGAAAGAAAACACACTAAAGCATTATAAGGAGCAAAATCAGCTTCATATGGATACCTGGGTACGACTGAACAAGAACGTAGACCACGGATGTATTGAGATATTTAACGCTACGAAACGGCGGGAAATTAAAAAACTTTTATGTTAGTCCTAGGGGGAATCGTATAAATGAGTAAACAAGACCGGCCGACCGGGCGCGTTACGCCCGTAGAAATGGCCCTGGCCGTCGATATGATGCTGGACGCCCTTCCTTATCAAATACAAATTGCCGCCAGCCATGCGAAAATTCGCCGGGCGAAGTACCTAGCGCTGGTAGCGGAAGGCTTTACCGAAGCCCAGGCTTTGGAAATCGTTAAGGCTACGCCACCTTTCGAATGAACGAAGCCCGAATATTAAAGGCGCTATTATTCGTAGCCCAGGAATGCGGGGGACTAGGGCCGGGGCAAATTGATAAATGGCTAGGAAAGCTTCACAAATCCGGGTACTTGCAGGACGAACAGCGAACAGTAGGAGACTGCCAGCTGCCCTACCTAGCGATAACCGACGAAGGGAGAGCGAAGCTATGAGGGTATACCAAAATAATAGCCCCCGGAGTTACGCAATCGGGGAGCGCGTTACCGTAACCGAAGCCATTGTAGAAGAAGGCGGAACTCTGCCGCCCCAGCCATGGGAAGGGCGCGTAATCAAAATATCATCAAAGTATGTAAAGAGTCGTCCGGCGAAGGTTTACCATGTAGAAACCAGTAACGGCGCGGTAGTTAAGGCCTGGTATAGGCATATAAAGACATAAAGATAGTAATCTGTAAAGTATACTTTACTACTTAAAGGGGGCCGCCATGCGGGAATTACATGACCGAAGTAACGAAATAGCGGCCCGCGCTATCGGTAAGAAAGAAGGCGTACGCTTTCGGAAATACGACCGCTGGGGCAGTTGGCCGATTAAGGCGTACGGCCCAGGACAGGCCGGGGATAATGCCCCCGACTTCCGTACCTGGAAGGAAGCTTACGACTGGATAAGAGGGGAAGCGGAAGAATGAATACGATAGGCATACGAATTAAGAAGGAAGACTGGGGCTTCGTCGCCTGGCTTATCGGGCCGGGTCTGGAATGGCATATAGGGGCTGCGCCGACCGAAGCCGACGCCCGTCTGCTGGTAGTAAGATTTACGGCTGCCGTATACGGCCTGGGCCATAAGGTAGCGACCGACTACCGGGAATTGCCCCGATTGTAGCCGACCGCTTCCCGACAATATAGGCGACTGCCTTACGGGGGCCTGCACGAAACGCCCGGAATCCGAAGCCCAGGACTGCGGGGTATGCGGGAACGACCCGAAAGAAGTAGTAAGCTGCGGATACTGCAAGGGTAGTGGTAAGGAACCCGCCGAACAGGATGGGAAACCGCGTAACGAATGCCGACATGGCGAAGACCCGGCTACGGGCGATAGCTGGTAACGCAGGCTGCGGAAAATGATATATAAATGTCGCGTTTCTTAGGGGGGGTACTCTTAGTAGGTTATGAAGCAAACGAAGGACGGCCTGCGAAATGACCCCCCCTAGGATTTACAGCGGTCTTATATCAAAATATTAAAAGAAAAGGACAGTAAGTATTACTATACTTATTAACTACTAAATAACTATATATATATAACTATTATTATTTATTATTTATATATTTATATTATATATAGTCTTTATTCACTTGCTGGGTTACTGGCAATTTATGGGGGCTGAGGAATGGCGCATATTGAGGGGTACGTTTCAAAGAAGAATGTAATCCGCTGGTTAGAGAACTACGGGAGCCTGGAAGCAGGTGACCAAATCGACGACGGGAAAGTAACGATAGTGAACAGCGGCCCGAAGAATGCAGACGGCGTAAGCGGTAGCCGTATGAATAAGATTATGTTAGACCAGGCGCTGGGGCAGCTGAAAAAGGAAATGTCATTCTCTTTCTACTGCATTCGATTCCACTATATAAGGCCGATCCTACAGAAGGAAGCGCTGCGTATCCTAAATATACGCCGCCCGGTGTTTATCCGGGGGCTAGTGCAGGGCGAAGAATTTATATACAGAGAGATAAACGGAAAAGCAGCGGAAGAAAAGGCGCGGCTGGAAGGACTGCAAGCTGCGCCTGGGCTATTGTTGGCGCGTATACAGGCGGTAAAAGTTGAAGCTTGACAATTTACGAGTTTTTAAGGTACATTTATGTTAAGACGTTAAACTTATGTCCTAGGACATAAGGATAGCAAAATAGCGGGGGCGGGCCTTTCATAGGCGCGCCCCTTTCGTTTTACGAAACAAACTTCAAGAAGTAAAGTAGTAAAGTTGTCTTTACTACTAAAATAAGGGGGCGCGATAGTGGCCGACGAAAAAAATAAAAAGCCTGCCGTCGCTGCTGACCCCGCTTACGATATGGCGAAGAAAACTCTGTTAAACGCGAGGGCTGACCAAAAGAACCGGGTTGAAATTATCCGGCGCCGGGAAGTCTTAACATGCGGGGCCAGGAAGAAAAAAGGCCCCGGCTTCTGCCGCCAGTACGCAGGCATGGGAACGCAGCACCCAGGATACGGACGCTGTAAGTTTTGTGGGGGTAGCAGTACAGGGCCGAAGACTGAACAAGGTAAGGCCATCGTAGCAAACAACCCGCGAAAGCATGGCTTTTACAGTGAAGCATTAAGCCCCGAAGAACAGGCCGCCTACGAAGAAGAACTGGTAACCGAATCAATGGGCTTGCAGCATGAAATCTACATGCTTAAAGCTAAGATACGCGTTTACTTGGTACGTTGGCGCAAGAAGTGGGAAAGCTTTTATAATCGTAAGCTGGCCGAAAAATACGTAAAATATAAATGCCTTAACCCTGATTGTGGGCGAACGATGGTAAAGGGCGCCATGGAAGGGAAACCGGGCTACTGCCTTAATGGCTTTTGCCACGATAAGCGCCTGGAACCTATCGAAAGCTGGGTGGCGAATCGGACGCACGAAGAAGCCGAAAAGTATGCAGACGCCGAAACGCGGGTATGGTATTCCGAAGGCGAAGGCGCACGCAGCTTCTACCATGCTGGAAGCCTGGAAGACAGAACGCTAGATCGGGCCTTAAATACGTTAAGTCGTTTAATAGAAAAACACGCACGATTGAACCCGGATAAAGGCGACGATCTGCTAGGCCTAGTTAACGAGGAACTTCGCGCAGCTTCGAAAGGCAAAGTGGCTATATCATGGAGTGGCCCAGCGCAGCAGCGTTTAACCCCAGAAGAAGCGGCTAAATTACAGCAGAAATAAGCCGGGAAATAATTGAAAATAGGTTCATTAGAATAAACTACCGCAATTAGTTCGGTTTATTGCGGCTTCCCCATAAATATAGTGTTTACTACAGAGAACGATTAGTGTACAATAATACCTGTAGATAACACTTGTGGAAGGCGGGAACTGCGATGCAACCTAACCAATACGGGAGCCTGGAAGAGTACGTAGCAGCACATAAGGCACGGACACGTAAGAAGCAATCGGAAGCCAAGCAAGGCGAAAAAAGTAGGACGGCTGTACTGACCGAAGGCCAGGTAGTAGAGATACGCAATAAATGGATACCAGGCATATACGGGGCAAGGAAGTTAGCGAAAGAATACGGAGTTTCCGAGCGGAATATTTCTGCTATCATTTCCGGGAAATCCTGGACACATATTCCATTTGGTGCATATACGAATTTAGACGAATACGTAGCAGAAAAGCAGGCTGAAAAGGGTAAGTTACCAATCACTCGCTATAATGCTAAGCTGGATAAGGACAAAGTTAAGGCTATACGGCAGCGCTTCGCTGAAGGTGCTAAGAAGTATCATTTGGCGAAAGAATACGGCGTTCATAATAAGACGATTTGTGATGTTCTAGACTTTAAAATATGGAAAGACGTATAGGGGGTACATTTATTATGGATGAACAAGCCCCCCCACGCCGCCATATTGCAGGCATGACTGGACAATTCGAATCACTGGAAGCCTACATGGTGTACCACAGGAAAGGCCGCCTAGAGCGCATACCTAGGGGCGAGAAACATGCAAATGCCAAGCTAACCGAAGTACAAGTAGCGGAAATACGCCGCAGCTACTACGCGGGGGAAAAGGACTGCTGCATTTTAGGACAGGAGTACGGTGTTTCCAGCAGTAGTATAGAAAATATTATTAATGGGGTCACCTGGGCTAATGGTGAAGTAGCTATTAGTAACGAAAAGCTGGTAGCAATCAAGAAAGATAGAAAGAGTCGGAACGTTGCGAAGGCTACAGACGCAACAAGAAAGTTAACCGAAGACGCTGTACGGGCAATAAGGGCAGAATATGTACCAAAAAAAGTAAGTATGGACAAGTTAGCGGAAAAGTATGGGGTATCACAATCGGCCATATCGGAAGTTATCACACGAAAAAGCTGGACACATATATAAGGCCGCCCAGGGGCGGCTTTTTACATTGTAGGAAGGGGCGATCTTATGGCGCAGGGTACAGTTTCCCAGGCAATCGAAATTCTTAAAGCACAGGGCGTAAGCCCACAGCAGTATAAACACTTAAAGCCCGAAGCTATTATAAAGCTTGCAGGGCTAAAGCCGTGATAGACGGCAGCAGCGCTTATAAGCTAATAGAATATGACTACCTGGCAGACGTAGACCCGATAAGTGGCGCCCCTTCTATCGTAACCGTACCTAAGACCGTTAAGGAAGCCAGCGAATCCCTGCCCTATAATACGATAAACAGCCTAGAAGAACTCTTTTTGCGAGAAAACTTACGAACGGCGTGGCGGATGCTTCGTAAAAACGACCCTTATGACTATCAGCTGGAAGTCGCCGAAGCGATTATATATTCATCATTGCAGGGCCTGGGCTGGTTTATCGTAGTCATGATTAGCCGTCAGGCAGGAAAAAACGAAATTAGTGCCTTCGTACAACACTACCTTTTACTTTACGGCTGGTATCATGGCGAACGGATAAGCGGCGTTAAATTCGCGCCCGTTCATAAACCCCAGGTACAGGCAAGCATGGACAGGTTAGAAGGCGCAGACGCCCCAGACGCGGGCGGTATGGCGGGCAGCATACTAACGAAACGCACGTTCACAAAAAGCGACGGCTACAAATTCCATATAGGCAAGCCCCGCGATTCGAATAAGTGGGCTTTTCTCTCTATCAACCCTACGGCAAATGTCGCTTCACAGACAGCCTTTACGCTGCTGGAAGGCGACGAAGCCCAGGACATAGACGAAGCCAAATGGAACAGGGATGCGCAGCCTATGGGTAGCTTCAACAATGCGACCACTGTACTTTATGGGGTAGCCTGGACGAAAGGCAGCTTTATATATCAGGGGATGCAGCAGGCGTACGATATGGAAGCCCGTCTGGAAACGAAAATAGGCTATAGGCCGAAGTTGGTTTTTAAGATAGACGCTGACCGGGTTATAGCAGCTGGGAATGCTAACTACAAAATATTCTATGACAACCTAGTAGAGCGCCTTGGCGAAAATCATATTGCTGTACAGACGCAATACCGCCTGGTATTCGTAGACACGATAGGCAAATATTTTAACGATGAAGAAATAGCCAGGATCTTCGCCAGCTTGTACGAAACCAGGCAAGGGCCAAAGCCAGGTAGCAATTACATCTTTTCGATAGATGTAGCTGGGCAGGAAGAACAACCTACGGAACTCGCCGACGAAGTAGAAGCCGGGAACCATAAGCGCGACGCTACGATACTCACCATAGGTGAACTATTCCCGGATGGCGTTATAGTCCCGGTAGCCTGGTATCAATGGGTAGGCAAAGGACATACACAGCAGCGGGTACAGATTAAGACAATTCTAAAACATTGGAGTTGTATAGGCGGTAGCGGCGACGCTACCGGGCTGGGCGAAGCGCTGATATATTGGCTAATTGAACAACTGCCCGAAATGGAGATAGAAGCATACAAATTCAAGGCCGCAGGCGACGAAAATAAGAGTAAGCTGGGATACCTGGCTTACTCTTATGTCAAAGGCGGCCTTTTCCGTATGCCGAAGCGCCCTACAAATAACCCACAGCAGGCAGACCTGTACGACGAAGCCCGCTGGCAGCTGGAAAACCTGGTAAGGGTAGCGAAAAAGGAACAAAAGATAAATTTTCATGTACCCCATACAGCAAAGCCCCGGCGCGAAGGCCATGTACCACATGACGACGTAGCTATAGGGCTATTTCTGCTGATAAGGGCCGCGTACATGATAAAAGACCCGGAAGGCCGCAAAGCGTCGGCCTACAATCGGGACGATATAGGCGGGTAACTTCAAAACGACAGAAAGGGGGGCCTAAAATGGCAGTAGTAGGGAATATACCGAAGCTACTTTCGGAATACGACAGCCTGGACGCTGCGCGCGCAGCTGCGCCGACCTGGATAAATGATAATAACGACTGGCTTAAAGGCGTAATAACCAGCCATGAAACAATGCTGAAAGAAAACGACGTCGAAAAGTACCAGGCAGCGTACGACGGATACCTGGAAACGATCAAAAACAGGGATAAAGCCAGGGGCGACGATATTAACCATAAAATACAGGCGACTATGGCCGGGCTAGTAATAGACTTCGTAGTAGATTACATGCTGGGTAAGCCTATCGTATGGGCCTTTGAAGACAAGGAAGACGGCGGCAAGCCCGACGCAACTAAAAAGAAGCTGCTGGACGAATATCGACGCGACCTACTGGAACTTATCGTAAATGAGGAAGGCCAGCGGGTACTGCGCGAAATGCTTACCCAGGGAAGCGTCAGCGGGCAATCGGCTAGCATGGGCTGGGTAGACGAAGACGGTAATATCGACTATGAGGAATTCCCGATACAGGAAGTAATCCCAGTCTACGATACACGTAACAGGCTACGCCTGGTAATTCGGGCTTATGAAGCGACGATATACGAACCTGGGGAAGCGCAGCCGAAGACAGTAACGAAAGTCGAAGTATACGACAATCGCTTCGTAACTTGGCTAATAAGTAGCGACGGCACAGACTATACGCTGGATGCAAACGAAGCGCCTGCTGATAACGTAGCGGCTGTATTCGAACATATGGCGGCACGTATCCCTGTTTCCGTCTTTTTGAACGGAACCCCAGCTACTTACAGCGAAAGAAAGAAAAAATCGGGCGTATCCGACCTGTCCGGGGGAATTCTTGACCTGGTAGATGAATATGCGAACGCTATAAGCGATAAAGCGAACCTGGTAGACCGTTTGCAGGACGCCTTCCTGGTATTTATCGGGGCGACCCTAGGCAATACGAAGACGGCAGCCGAAGGCGAAGTAATGGCTATGCGCCGGGCGCGGGCTATCGCCCTTAAAAACGGCCAAAGCGACGCCAAATTCATAGCGCCGCCCCAGGATGATACAGCCGTAGAAAATTACCTGGATCGGCTGCGGGATACGCTGCACGAAAAGGGATTTATTCCAAAGCTATCGGATTTATCGGGGGCTACGGCGACCGAAATTAAAGTAAAGTATGCAGGTATGGACATAAAGGCAGGAAAGAAGGAAGTTTACTTTACCGGGACTATTAAGCGCCTGGTAGCAATCCTTACTGACTTTATTAATGCTCGACGCCTGGTAAACGACGGCAAGCTAGACCCGAAAGACGTCTACGCCGTACTTACAGGAATGACGACCCCGCCTTCAAGTGTTACGCTGTACGCTTCGAACTGGGTAGACTTCACCCTTAACCGAAACATGCCGCAGAACTACCTGGAAGTCGCACAGATTGTCGCACAGCTGGCCGGAATTGTACCCGACTCGTACTTATACGAACTGCTATGGTTTATTCCCGACCCGAAGGCAGCGCTGGACGAAATGAAGCAGCAGAAGGACGATGCTTCGAAGGCAGCAGCGGAAGCAGCAGCGGCAGCTATCGGATTCGGCGGCGAATTCGGGAATACAGAGAAAACTGGCGAAGATACAGAAGACTAGTAACAAGGGGGGCGTAAGCTATGGCAGCGAATCCGAAGCCGCATAAAAATGAAGCACTAGATAAGCGCATAGCGGAACGCGAAGCCCGGCTGGAAGCCCACGTAAACAAGTACGACGATATAATGGACAAGAGGGCCGCACAGTATGCCGCCGAAATAAAACCATTTTGGAACCGAGCCGGGAAGGTTATAGGCGAAGAAATGGCGAAGATAGTAGCAGAAATGCAGGACGCGAACGGCGTACCGATTCGCAGGCAGCCTATACGGGCCGCTAAAATGCGGAATATGCAGCGGGCGCTGGAACACTTAGGCAAGCTACAGCGGTATGTACGTGAAGCCGAACAAACCGGGAAGCTTACGAATAACCTGGCGTTTACGTATACTGACAGCTATTACTATAATGCTTTCGGTTTACAGCAAGCGGCCCAACTGGCTATTCTCACCCCGGTTATAACTCATGCCCAGGTAATAGGTGTACTGGCTAACCCTTGGCTGCCCGACGGCAATACGTACAGCGACCGCTTACGCGCGAATACCGCGTTATTAGGCTTGAAAATGCGGGAAAGCGTCGAAGAAGCGGTACAAAAAGGCTGGGATACCCAACGAATAGCCAGACGCATTAAAGATATAGCCGGGGAAGGCTACTATAATAGCGTAAGGCTGGCACGTACGGAAATGACCAGGGCAGCAGGCCAAGGCGCAAGCCATTTATTCATGCAGAATGCCGACGTACTGGACGGCAAGCGCTGGAACGCGACCCTGGATAGTCGTACAGCCCCAAAGGACGCAGCAAACGACAGAAAAATATACGAACTGGGCTATGATACCCCAGAAATACCAGGAAGACCTGGCGAACGTATCCCGAATCATCCTAATTGCCGATGTAAATGGAGTCCTGTTCTTGCTTCATTGGGTGTGCGAGAAGGGGAACGCATAGCAAGGGGCGACGGCGATACGCCGACGAACTTCGGCGAAAATATTTACACAAACGCGAAGGATTATCGAGCATACGCAAAGGAACGCGGTATAGATTTAGACGACAGGCTGCGTAATGACGACCCAAGGCGTTACCTTCGTCGAGACGAACGAGGTAAAAGCCCTGCCCTGGTAAAAGGGGCTTCGGCGGCAACTGCTAAAGCGGTAGCCGCCGCTACCTGGGCCGCCCCGGTAACGCAGCTTATTGCAGGGGGCGTCGTGACGGAAGAAAAGGCCCGCGAAGTCGGCGACCTTATTCGCAAGGAAGTTGAAAGGCGCGTAAAGGATGTAGCCCCAGTCATGCAGCAAAACATAGACGAATTAACAGCAGAAGTAGACACCCTTTTTAAAGGAGCCAACGACTTCGCCTTGCGGTTGAATGCTATGGATTCGAGCGACCCCTCATTTTTGCAACTGTACGACGAGTATATGAAGAAGTATGGCAATGTGAACAAGGAACTGGCTGCCAAGCGCGAGGTAATAGCAAAGGCGAAAAAAGAACTGGCGGGCATTAGGGCTAACGCTGCGGTAGAAGCGCTAACCGAAATTAGACCAATGGGTAGCAAGAAAGCCCATAAATGGGATGCAGGCAGCCATACTAAGGCAAAAGTAGCGATAGCACAGGCGCAGCGATTTTACCCTACCGCATGGCTGAATGATTCTCATAGTTTTAATAGCCTGGATGCTAAAGTAGTAACCAGGGGCTACTATTCTGGGGGCCCTAAAGGGTATTCTTCCGAATTCAAAATAAGCGGGACTACAGAAGATGATTTAACCAGTGTCGCCGTCCATGAATTCGGCCATAGGTTCGAACATATACGCCCCGAAATCAAGAAGCTGGAAAAGCAGTTCTACGATCGACGGACAGCTGGCGAAGACTTGGAATGGATAGGAAAAGGTTTACCGAATTCTGGGTATAGTAAAAGTGAAGTCGCGCGTTTTGATAAATTCTTATCGCGGTATATGGGTAAGGATTACGGAAATAAGGAAACTTCATACTTCGAAATATTTACTATGGGGGCTGAAAGCATCTTTACGGGAACCCACAGGATTGACACTGACCCGGATTACTATAATTTTATTATGGGGGTGCTTGCATCAGTATGAGATTCGAAGCGGCGGGCAAATTAGGAATTAATGAAGTAAGGGTAGCCTGGCAAGACGGCATTCTTTCGGGGAACCAATTAGCTATTCGTATGGTTTTAATACAAGCTGCTAATCTGGAAGGCGAACTGGTAGGCCCGGTAGGGCAGCAGACAGGAACGAAGCACTTACGCAGCGCCCTATCGGCTATGCTGATTATTGACCGGGTACTAACCGAAGCGGTATTTACCGGGGAAGTACCCGAACCTGGTAGCGCGCCCCCTGGGGCCGTTATCTAAATTAATAGACGATAGATAGGCCCCAGGCTTCCACAGCTGCGGGCCTTTTCTATATACCCGGAAACCGGGGCCAAAAAATTCGTTTACCCATATCGAAAAAATGGGGCGCATATAGGGGCAGCCCTTATTACTGCGCTGGAAGGAATACAGTTATGGACTGGCTGAAAAAATTGCAAGAAAGATACCGCGCTGGAAAGATTACGAAGGACGTTTACGACGCGAAGGTAGCCGAAGGTCTGGAAGACGAAGTAATTAACCAGGAAGAACACGACGCAGCCTTAAAATTTGACCCTAAAGCCCCGGAAGGCGGAGAACTCATTTACAGCCAGGAAGACGTAGACCGAATCGTAGTAACTAAGTCGCGTACCCTGCTGCGTAAAGAATTAAAAGCCGCGGGTATCGAACTGGACGTAGATAATAAGGGCCTAATGGCGCACGTAGTTAGCCTGGTAAAAGGCGACGGCACGAAGCCCGAAGGTATTACCGAAGCTGAACTAGCGACACTTCGTAAGGATGCAGGCAAGGCGAAGACAATAGGTGAGCAGCTTAAAAACCTCTCGCTGGAAAACGCGGTACTTCGAAACGTAGGCGGCCAATTTACCCCGGTTAATCCTAACCAGGTAGTACGCGCCCTCCGTGACTATGCCGACGAAATCGAGTACGACGAAAACGACATACCCGAAAAGCGTAGCGTAGAACTGGTATTGCGGAAGCTTGCAAAAGCTGAACCAAACCTATTCAAAGCAGCCGACGAAGGCGCTGGGGAAGACGACCATGGGAATGAAGGTGACCAGGGCAATAAGGGCGACGGCTTCAAGGGGAAACCCCCAGGCGGCGGCGCTGGTGGCGGTAAAGCAGCTAACAAGTCTAAAGAAGACGCTACACTGGCTGCTATGCTTACTAGCGTTGGCATTAAGACGGACGCCGGAAAGTAAAGAAATTAAAACTACTTGTGAAAAGAGGAATTACACATGCCAGGAACTTATGACGGTCAAATCCGAAAAGCTTCGGTACTAGGCAGTAAAGAGATTAAAGCCAGCGCGCACTATCAGGTAATGCCTGTAGGCGGTACGTTGGACGGTACAAAATTCGCAGCTGGGGCGCTCATCCTAGAAGGCCAATGCCTTGTACGTGAGAAAGCGACAAAGAAATACGTACCATACAATGCGGGGGGCGTCGTAGATGCTGCGGGTAATATACCAACTACCCACGATAACCCGGTAATTCTTGACCAGTCCATTAAATTTACAGCGAAGGACGACGGGAGTAACCCCGACGTAATCTTCGGCCAGGCACTTATCGTAGGCGCAGTATACGAAGGCCAGCTAATCGGCTTTACCGCAGGCTTTAAGGCGGCTACGCCGCAGATTCGATACGTATCGCTGTAATGAGAAGGGCTGCGAATCCCGCAGCCTTTTTTAATGCGACCCGGTAAGCGCGCTGGTAGTTTGTTAGTATCCGGGGCCAGGTATCCAGCGCACCAAACAAAATAAACCCACAGGGGGAATACAGCAATGGCAGGATTAGCACAGTATAGCGACAAATTCAGTAACCCGCTTTTCACACGTTTTATTCAAGAAATCCCGGTAAAAGCCGACTTCATTATGGGCCGCTTCTTACCGCGCCAGGAGACTTTCGAAACTAAATTCCACGAAAGTTATGTAACGCGCCAGGCTGATATGGCGAATATCGTATCGACGCTGGCCGAAGTGCCTTTAACTGACCGCGACCCTATGCGTAAAGTATCCGGGGAAATCGCGGATATTGCACAAGGCTACCTGGTAACGAAGGAAGAACTGGGTGCGCTTATGGATAAATCTAGTGACACTACCCGCCGTACCCTGGCAGAAACGCAATTGCTGGGTAAAACGGTACAGATTCGACAAAACGTAGATGCGCGTATCGAATGGATGGGCGCGCAGGCACTTACCGAAGGTACGCTTACTTACAACAAAGACGGTGTGCTACTTACGGTAGACTTTGGTATCCAGGCGTCTAACAAAAAGACAGCAGCCGTTAAATGGGACGACATTTCGCCTACAATTATTGCCGATTACGAAGCTTGGGTAGCTGCTTATATCGCACTTAACGGTGTAGGGCCTGCGCTTTACATGACTTCGACCGCTGTAATTAACAAAATGCTGAACGATACCCTGGTACGTAAGCAAATTACTGGACTGTCGGACAAGCTTATTACCATTACTGAACTTAATGCTTTCCTTACAGGCCGTAACATGCCTGGCGTAGAGGCATGGGACAGCCAGGTAACATACCGCGACCTTAACAATGGTTCGCGCACTTCTGCCCGCCTGCTAAACGCGAAAAAAGGCGTATTCTTACGCGAAGGCGGCGAAATCGGCCAGCAACTTATGGGGCCGACAATTGAAAACGAAATGAAGCCGGGTATTTTCGCCGAAACTATCGACCTTAAAATGCCGACACGTTCGGTTATTAACGTCGTAGCTTCCAGCTTCCCGAAAATCAGTAACCCCGACCTCATTATGCAGACTACGGTACTAGCATAATTATCTGGAAATAAGAAGTAATGCCCGGCCTTTCCTGGCCGGGTAAATATACGGGAAAGTCGAAAGGGAGTAGAGGAAATGCTTAAAAAAGTATTGATTATCGCCCAGGGCGTAAGCTTCGCAGGCGTAGAAGTAGCCGTCGGTACAGAACTGGAACTAAGCGAAATTAGCGCCGCTTCGCTTATCGAATCGGGCCACGCAGAAGGCGGCGAAGAAGTAAAGACTTTCAACCCGAACGCGGGCGCCAATGACCCGACCGAGGAAGAAAAGCAAACGGAAGCCTTGAACGCGCAGTACAAGCGCGACGAACTGTACGCCGCAGCTAAAGAAGTAGGCGTAGACCTGGCCTACGACGCGACGAAGCCCGTAATTATCGCGGCTGTAATCGCCCAGGGCTTCGCAGCTGCGCTTATTAAGTAAGGGGGGCTACGTATGACGGCTTTTCTTACTGCTGCGGAACTGCCGACCTATTACCCTAACAGCATGGCCGAAGGCGACGTAACGAAGTACCTGGGACGCGCTAATGCTTATTGTTACGGTGTAATCGGCGGCTACCCGCCTACGGTAGACGATAACCTAAAATTTATCGTTTCTACGGCCTTCGAAATCCTGGCCGAAGGGCAGACTTCGCAGACTGACAATGTTACTGGGATTATTACCGAAAGCGCCCCGGCTTCTTCCTTTAGCCGGGAAAAAGCGAACAGTGACCCGCTTTCTGCCGTCGATAAAATGCTACTGCCGTATAAAAAAGCCTTTGAAGCGGCTAATACAGCCCAGGCTGACAACGGCGTAACATGGTTGGGCGGCTAAAATGGCGCGGCGTGTTTTGGAACAAAGTGGCTTGAAAGAATGGCAGAAATGGCTGGTAAGCCTGGAAAATACGGAAGTAAAGAATACCCAAAGCCGTATCCTTCGTTCTTCGGGCCTTCGGGCGCTGGAACACCTGGACGACTATACGCCCGTAAGAACGGGACGCTTACGCGGTAGTATGTCAATGGGCGGCCCGGATAACGTATTTAAGCTGCAAGCCGGGAACCGGGGCTACGTCTTCGTCGGTACAGCCGTCCCATATGCGGAACAGGTTAATGACGGATGGACTATGACACGCGGGCAGTATGTACCGGGGGAATGGCGCAGTGGGACTTTTCACTATATCCCGCAGCATCACAGGGGTATTATCCTTTCGGGTAAAGTTATTCCGGGCCGCCATATGTTCGAAAGGGCAATGGACGACCTGGAAAACGACCTGGGCGCTATTTTGGAATACGAATTCCGCAGGCTGTATCAAAAGCTATTTAGTTAGGGGGGCAGGCATGGAAAACTACTTTACGTACGAACTGGAAGCTATAACCCGCTGGGTAAAGGCTACGGCAGGACTTAGCAGTATGCTTCTATCGGCTGCCCCACCTACCGTAGCCCGGCCCGTTATCCTATGGGAAGCGCCGCAGCGTAGCCGCGATAGAAATATTAGCCGCTACGTCTTCGTAAATAAGGTGCGGCAATACGGGCGGCTATTCGCTGCCGATCTGCTGAAGCTGCTGGACTACCAGGCCCGCTTACAGCTAGACCTGGAAGACCGCGACGGCCTACTGGAAGTATTCGACCGTACAGGCACTGTAATCGGCAAGCTGAAAGAAGTTACGGTTCGCTTTGAAACAAGCGAAGCCTTAGACGTTCCTTTCAGCGTCGAATACGAAGCAACATACAGCCGTAACCGACCAGTAGACCCGCCAGCTGCTTCGACCGTAATTACGAATCCACACTACAACCCACCAGGGTAAGAAAGGGGCTACAGGATGAAACAGAGTAAGAGAGAGCAGGCCGGGGCGCCTGCTATTTTTATGCCTTCTGATCTTATCGCAGGAGCGGCACACTTCGGCGCTTCGCCCGAACTTATGGCCGGGGCGCTCTATGGTGTTACGGAAGCTATTACCAGGGATGAAGCCGAAACGAGACTAGAAAAATTCAAAACGAAGACTGTAACGACAGAAACGACAGAAACGACAGAAACGACAGAAATAACGGAAACAGTGGAAACAGTGAAAGACGATACGAAAGGGGAATAAACCAAAATGGCAGGAACATACACAGAAGGCCAAAGCCAGGAATTAAGCGGCGTGTATTCGCTAGTAAAGGCCACTTCTAGCCAAGGGCCTAGCGCGGAAATTGGCGTAGCGGCTTTCCCGTTTACAGCAAACTGGGGGCCAATTAACCAACTGCTGCCTTACGCTTCGGCGAAGGATTTTAACGACACATATAACGCAGACGGTACGGCCTTTACGGCGAACAAAGTCTACGACTTGGCTTACGCCGACGCGACTTACAAGCCGAATACCCTGCTAGGCTATCGTCTGGCGGTAGCATCTGCGGCGAAAGGTACGGCTATTCTGGCAGTAGCTTCAGGTACGGCATGGACGCTGGAAACCTTATACCATTCTGACCGCGCTTTTACAGCTGTCGTTAAGGCAGGCGTTGCAGTAGGCACTACCCGCGTAGAGATCGTCGAAGCTGGCGTCGTTCTATGGGGTGACGAATCTGACACTGTAGCAGGCTTAGCAGCTAAATTAGCAGCCAGCCCTGTAGTTCGGGTTAAAGTACAGGGTACGAACTTGCCTTCTAATACGGCAGGCGTAGTATTCGCAGATGGTAACAATGGCGCAGCACCAACTGTAACTGAATATATCGCCTTCCTTACGGAAGTTGAAACAGACGGTACAGCGAACGCGGTAGCACTTGATGGTGCAACTGACGAATCTATTTTAACGGTACTGGAAACCTGGGTAAAGCGGGTACGTGGCGAAGGCCTATACCTGGAAGCTTACCGGGGTGGCGTAGCAGGCTGGGATACAGACTTAACCCTGCCAAACGCGAAAAGTGTATCAATTAACTATCGCGGAATTGTCAACGTAGGTAATGGTTGCGATGGCTACACTTCGGCAGATATGGCGATCTTCGCAGCGGCTTTCTCTTGCAGCCGTCCGCTTAACACAAGCGTAACCGACCAAGTAACGCCATTTACGGCAGTCAATTCGAAGACGCAGCTTACGAGGGCTAACCGTATCCTGGCGAAGCAAAAGGGTACACTTCTATTTATCACGAAGGGCGGCAAAGTGGTAATTGACGAAGGCGTAAATACTCTTTCAGCAGTAACAGGCGACGAAAAGCTGGAAATGCGTAAAATGCGCGTATCTCGAACTATCGACTATGTTAACCGCGCTACTGAATCATTTGGCGACGAATACAAAAAAACAAAGTCAAATACGACGGCAGCCCGCCAGGCATTCGCTGCAACAATTGAGGACGAATTCTTCCGGGGCCTTGTACGTGACGAAATTATCCAGCCTTCCTATTCCTACAAGGAAGACCCTGACTACCACAGCGACAAAGCCAGCAAAAACCCGAAAATCGACGAAGCCTTCTTCTACTCCGAATATTGGCCGACCGATTCTATGGAAAAAATCTATCAAAAATTCGGCGTGAAATTTTAAGAGAGGGGGCGTATATATAAATGGCTAACATTGACGGCAATGAAATTATTAACGGTAAGTATGGTCACCTGTACGACGAAAACGGCCAGGAAAACCAAACCGTACAGGAATTCGAAGCAAACGTCGAATTTGCTAAAGAAGAAATTCAGTTACCTGGTCAGTTTTTAAGTACTCATAAAGTAATGGGTGGGACTGGTAGCGGTAGTATGACTTTCCTTAAAATCGACAGCCGCCTACAAAAGAAAATAGCTGATAACCCTACGGCTAAATTCGTATTTCGTGGCGTCTTAGCAGATCCGACAAGCCGGGGCCAGGAAGCGGTACTGCTTCGCGGTGTAAGCTTCGATAGCGCGCCGCTTATGCACTTCGCAGTAGACAGTAACGTAGAGGTATCACTGGACTTCACCTTCGACGCTTTCAACTACGTACAAACGATCTAGTAAAGAAGTAAAGATATAAAGATGAAAGGGGCGGCTAAATGCTAGCCCCTTTTTAATTTCCCAACAGTCGAAAGGATGGTAAACAAACATGGCAAACGTAAAAAAATTCTTTTCTTTAGAGGACGTACTAGGTAAAGACGCTGCGGAACTCACAGCAATTAAGCAGGGCGAATTCGAAGTAGACAAGCTAGGCGATGTACCCTATACGGCTATTGATTCGGTCGAGTACAAGCAGATTAAAAAGGACTGTGTAAAAATGACACCTAACGGCACAGGTGGTATGGAACCCGAAGTAGACGACGATAAAATGATGGCGCGCGTGGTAATCGCAGCTGTACACAAAGATACGCGAAGCAACTTTACTTTTGCTAGTAAGGCGCTGCTGGAAAAGTTGACAGAAGCGAACGCTAAAGAAGGTAAGCCGCCAGTAACAACTGCCGACGAAGCAATCAGTATTCTACTGTCACCAGGGGAAATTATTAACTTCGCCGTAAAAATCCAGGGCGATAGCGGATTCGGACAAAAAGCCGCGAAGGAAACGCAGGAATCCGTAAAAAACTCCTAAAATCGAATGGCGAAGCAAAACTACTGGGCTACATATGGAACGACAAAGGTAAGTTTCCGTCGGAAATACTAGCCCTACCGCCATTCGAGAGGGAATTTATCTACCAGGCTACAATGCTAAAAATAAAAGAAGAACAAAAAGCAGCTAAGAAGAAATAGGCGAAGGGGGGTACTAAATTGTCGCGTGAGTTTACCATGGGGATACGGCTTAATTACTTCGATAACGACTTTACACGGGGTATAAGAGAAGCGAACCGAAATACAAACGGCTTCCGTGACAGTATGCGGGGCGCGGCAACTAGCGCCGACGGGCTGATAGGAAAACTGGGGGCCTTGGCAGTAGCCCTGGGCGGTATCGCAGCTGGTAAAAAAGCCTTCGACTGGCTGATAGGGTCGAATGCGGATATGGAACAATACCAAAATACGTTAACCGTCGTACTAGGAAGCGCGGAAGAAGCGACGAAAACGCTCACCTGGGCTAATAAATTCGCCGCACAGACCCCCTTCGAAATTCCACAGGTAGTCGAAGCGACCACGAAAATGGCGGCATACGGCATTAACGCAAAGAAAACGCTGGGGATTGTCGGCGATATGGCAAGCGTCATGGGTAAAGACCTCATTCAAGCCGTCGAAGCTGTAGCCGATGCACAGACCGGGGAACTTGAACGGCTGAAAGAATTCGGTATAACAAAGAAAATGATAGAGGAACAGGCGAAGCTACTAGGCAGTACACCGATTGATAGCAAGGGCAGTATAACGGATGTGACCGCCTTCAATGCTGCGTTATTCGCTCTAATGGAAAAGCGATTTAAGGGCGGTATGGCTATGCAAGCGACAAGCTATAAAGGGATGATTTCCAATGCTTCTGACTTCGTAGCGACGCTAGGGCGAAACCTGGGTAAACCTCTTTTTGATAAGGCAAAGAAAAACCTGGAGAACTACCTGGATTTCTTAAACAAATTGCAGGATAGTGGAGCCATTGACCGCTTCATAAGTAAAGTACACCAACTTGGGGCCGTCGTAGGTAACGAAATGGCTTACGCGCAGAAAGTGATTGTAGGGGCCTTTCGAGCCGCCAAGAATGCCAGCGCCCCTGTCTTCCAATACATTAAGACAAACTGGCAGGACATAAAGCCGTTCGTACAGGGCGTGGCTATTGCCATAGGCGCGGTAGTCGGTGCAATGACCGCTATGCGGACATATACAATTGCCGCTACTATTGCTATGCGGCTGCTATCGGCGGCCATGCTTACGAATCCAATAGGCTGGGTTATTTTAGCCGTAGGGTTGCTTATCGGACTATTTATAAAAATGAACGGTGGTATAGATGGCGCGAAGACGAAGTTGCTGGAAATGTGGAACACAGCTAAAAAATTCGGCCAGGCTATTGTAGACATTTTTACAAAATCCGATCCTACGAAGCTGTTCGATATGGGCTTTAGTCTGAAATTCATTCAGGCGGTATTTAAGGTAGTTACTGGGGCCCGGTACATGGCTGACCAGCTAGTAAAGGCCTTCGCCTGGATAGGTGCAACGGCCATAAAATACTGGCCGACCATTAAAAATACGGCCATCTCCACGCTAAACGCCCTAGTATCGGCTTTTCGATGGGTTGTTCAGCAGGCCATAAAATACTGGCCTACCATAAAGGCCGTAGCGCTAACCGTAATAAACGCCCTAGGGACAGCTTTCCGTTGGATACAACAGCTAGCAGCAAAATACTGGCCGACTGTTTCGGGTATCGCAATGGGCGTAATAAATGACCTGGTAAACGGTTTTAAGTTTGTCCAATCGGTTACTAAACGCGTATGGCCTATGATACAAAATACGGTGCTTCATATGTGGGAAGCCGTACAGAAGAACGTCATACCGACGGTTAAGTTACTACTTTCAGTAGCCGTAAATACCTTTAAGTCGATAATGGCAGTAGCTATACCACTAGGCGCTGCCATTTATAACTTTTTTAAAGCAATTGCGCCGACGGTTCTTATGTTGGTAGGTATCATAGCTTGGGCGGTAACTACGATCTTATGGCCCGCTATTATGGTGGTATACAAAGTCATAGCCCAGTTGGCAGCAGCATTAATTCCTGTAGTCGTAAAGATAGCGACGTCTATTGTCGGGGCCTTTACTAAAGTTCTTAACTGGGTTACGGCAATATGGCCTGCGATAAGTAAAATCATTTTAGCGGCCTTCGTAATCATAATGGCAACCTGGACGCTCTTAGGGCCTTATATTATGGCCGCGTTAAGTACAATTGGCAGTATCATTGTCGGCGGCTTCCAGGTAATTATGGCCGTCGTTAAATTCGTATGGAATACGATTACCAGCATTATAAGCATCGCCTGGGCGATTATATCGGGGCTGATACAGACGGCGTTAGGCCTACTTACGGGTGACTGGAAAATGGCCTGGGAAGGAATAAAAAGCGTATTCGAAGGCATATGGAACGGTATTATAGACTTCCTGGGCGGCTTGGGAAGCCTGTTCTACGATTCGGGTAAGGCTATCATTACGACCCTGGTAGACGGGATAAAAAGTATGGCTATGGCCCCGGTAAAAGCAATTGAAGGCGTTATGGAAAAGGTGCGCGAATTCCTGCCATTCTCTGACGCGAAAAAGGGCCCACTTTCCCAGCTAACGTATAGCGGGGGCGCGGTAATGACTACCCTAGCAACTGGCGTAAACAAGCAGCAGGGCGCACTCCAAGACGCTGTAAGCAATGCTTTCGCTGGTACTAACATGGGTATGAATGTAACGGCTACTGCCAGCGGGTCTACAATGGCCGCTGGCGCGTCGTTTAGTGCTGCTGGTACGAATATTGCACCAACGGGCGTTAGCACCGTAGCCGCCCCGGCAGCGAAGGCAAACGGTGATATAAACGTAGCCAGCCTGGTAGGGAAGATAGAATTACACGCGAAAGCAGGCGACAATGCCGACGACCTGGTAGACCAATTTATCGACCGCCTTCACACAAGGGCGAAGGAAGCAGTTGCTATTCTTACGTCGGCAGATAAGGGGGCGCTTGTATGACCTTACCAGGTATCAAAGTCGAAATAACCATAAAAGACAACGAAACCGGGAAAAGCATAACGATCCCAGTACTGCCGACGGGGGGTGAAATAGCCTACGACGACGGCGATCAAAGGCCGATAACCGTAGATATTTTAGACCTAGGGACGGTATCCATACCCGCAGGCGTAGAACTAGACAACATCAGCTGGGAATCTTTCTTCCCAGCCAGGCACGACCCCAGCTACTGCGCCGTCGGCCCTGGCCTGCTTAAAGCACCAGTATCTTATCGAAACCAGTTTTCTTCCTGGAAAGATAACGGCGCAAGTTTACAGGTAATAATAGCGGCCTTCGGAATTAATAAAACTATGTTTTTACAATCGTTTAAGCCGAAGCTGCGGGGCGCGGAAGGCGACATATATTACGCGGTAAACTTTACTGAATATATAAAGCTGGCCCCGAAGAAGGTTAAGCCCGACGGTACGCCAGTATCTACTGGGCAAACAGCCGAAGACAGACCAGCCCCCGCGTCTTCGGCTGCTACTTCGGCTACATACACCGTAGTAAGTGGCGACACACTGGCGCTTATTGGTAAGAAAGTACCGAAGCCCTGGAAAACGATTTATGAAGACAATAAAGCGGTAATCGGCCCTAACCCGAATTTAATAAAACCAGGCCAGGTATATAAGCTATGACCCTGCGCCTGGTTATTAATATGCAAGATTTAGCACCGTTGCTTTCATCACCGCCTAGAATTACGGACGATATAGAAGCGTCTTGCCGTTCGCTGGACTTCCAACTGCAAGCTGCCGAAGGCCTGGTAAATTATTTAGGCCAATCAGTCGAACTATTTGTAGGTGAAAGGCGTGAATTTTTTGGATTCCTGGAAGTTAGGGGCTGGGAAGCTAAAGGAACAATAACATACAAGGTTTACGACCCGCTGTATTTCCTGGTTAAAAATCCCGACGACTACTACTTCGCGGGGGGCCTTACAGCAAGTCAACGAGCAGAAGAAGTCTTAAAAAACGTCGGCGTAGTGCGTGGTAAACTTGCCCCTACAGGGGTAGTTCTTCCAGCGTCTTTTTATAAGAAGGCCGAAGGCGATAAAGTTATAATCGACGGCCTGGTAAAAACTTCTAGGGGTGGAGGTAAGAAGTATTGGCTGCGCTTCGACCCTTCGGTAACAGACTTCGGGGCTACGATCTTCGAGAGGAAAATGCCAACTGAAATGTGGGCCTTCCAGCGTGGCGTAAATATGACAGCTGCGAAGTACGAAGAAAGCCTAGAAGATCACTACAACGTAGTTAAGTTGGTTAACCGGGAAACGGGTAAGACTGTCGTACAATTTGACGAAAAATCCATAGAGAACTTCGGGGCCAGAACACGCTTCGAAGAAGTAGACAAAGATCACGAAAAGACTATGGAATCTGATGCAGCGGCCATGCTGGAAGAAGGCGTAAAGATTAAAGCGTCTATCGGTATCGAAGGCGTTAACGACGACATGGTAATGCCTGTCTTCCACGTAGGCGACGTTATTTACGTAGAAGACGATCTAACCCAGGCGCTAGGCCCTTATTATATTCGCCGTGTAGAACATACCTTCCAAAGCAGCCGACGTATTACGATGGTTTTTGACGTCGAAGAAGCACCAGGATTACCGCCTGTACCATTTGATAGCGCCGAAGACGACACGAAGGACTATACAGCAAACGGTAAAAAGATAAAGAAGCCGAGAAAGAAAAAAGCGACTTCCAAAGACGGTAAAGGTAAGGGCGTAAGCGAAACACAAGTCTATAACGACGAAATGAAGGGGCTTATTACGAAGTACGGCCTAGACGGTAAGAAGTAGGGGGCGGTAAGGATGGCAAAAAATACTGACAAGACCGTAGCGCTATTACAACTTCTTCGATTTATGAGCAGTAGCGATGGGGAAAATGGCCTGCATGTTGTAGTAGTAAAGACTTCTGACCCCGACCCTATTACTTTAGTTATGCAGGGTACGAAGCTGGCCCTAGGGCTGGATATATTCGAAATTCCAGTAGACTGCTATCCGCTACGTGAAGGCGACCAACTGCTAGCTTTCCCAGTAGCCGGGGGCGAAGGTGGTAGTAACCGCTGGGCTATCCTGGCGAAGCTTAACGGGGGCCTGGTTATGGCTACCTGGGACGGTAGTAAAGTAAAGCCTGACGGAATGGCGGCGACTTACAGCGCTACAAAGCCTAACGGGCTTACGCTGGCAAATGGTGATAGGGTGGCGATAGCGCCGACATGGGACGGCAGCCAGGTAAGCTATATCATTCTTAACAAGTATTAAGGGGGCGGTATTCATGGCAAGTAAAGACAACCGAAAAACCCCGGTATACGACTGGCAGGCTGGGGAATTCGCTACCGACGCTTCGGGCAAGGTACGAACGGCCACAGGCGCGGAAGCAGTAGAACAAATTGTAATAAAAGCCCAGCAGACTATTCGCGGGCTTTTTTTAATTTACGCAGCCGACCCGGAAGTAGAAGAAAGCCGGGGCCATACCTATGGCAGCGATGTAGATAATATTCGAATATCGGATCTTCCGACCGCTGCGAAGCTTTCGGAAATGGAAAGGGCCGTAAGGGAAGCCGTTATATACGACCCCTGGTTACGGGACGTACGCGACATAACGATACAGCGCCAGGGCATGGATGAAGCCGTAATAACGGCAACTATCGACCATGTTTACGGTACAGATACTTTAACATTCACCGCATAAGGAAGGGGGTCAAGGATTAATGGCACGTAATAACTTCCAGCCCGTTTTCGAAGAAACCGAAACAGCCATACGCGACCGTATGATAGCTAAAGTAGAAGCCGACGGCTGGCGGGCCGAACCTGGCGACTTTATGTACGACGCAGTAGCCCCTAGCCCGGCAGAAATTAAGCAGCTGCAAATTAACCAGGATACGATTCTAGCCAGCCGATTCGCTTTATATGCGGAAGGTAGCGACCTGGACGATTGCCTATACGACGTAGGCCTAACCCGAATCGGGGCTACGCATAATAAGCGCGCGCTGCTTATAACAGCCGACGCTGGCGTAAACATTCCGCTAGGGCAGCAACTGTACGCGGTAGTCCTGGACGCCCAGGGGCAGCCGCTTAAATTCACAGCCGACGCTGCGGTAAACTGGGCGACCAGTACCGCGCTTACGCTTAACATTACATGCCAAGCGGTAGGCACTATCGGGAACCTGGCAGCAGGCAGCCAATTCGTTTTACAGCCTTCTATCCCAGGCGTACGGATTATCGCAGACCAGGGAACTACCATTCTAGCCCGCGACCCGGAAACCGACGAAGAAGCCTGGGAACGGTACGACTTCAAAGCGACGCACCCGGACACTGGGGGCAATAAGTACGACCTTCAAAGATGGGCGCAGGAAGTCGCAGGCGTCGGTAAGGCAAAAGTTATACCGCGCTGGGCTGGCGTTAATACGTCGAAGGTACTGCTGGCCGGGCTGGATTTAACGCCAGCTACGACCCAGGTAGTAAATGATACCCAGGCATACCTAGACCCTGGCGCTACTGGCCTGGGCGACGGTAAAGTACCGCTGGGGAACGCCTGCACAGTAGCCGCTGCGGATAACCTGGCCGTAAACATTGTCGTAACTGGGGCGCAGTACGCGGCTGGCGCTATTGCAGCCGATGTAAAAGCGGCCTTCCAAACTTCGGTAAAGGCTTACCTTAAAGAACTGGTATTCGAAGTAGACCCGACAACGAAGATTCCGCTTCCTGTAATTTATAACAAAATTTACGGACTGCTGGCCTTTACCATCGGGCTTAAAAGCTTTTCGACCTTAACCATTAACGGTGGTACGGCAGACCTTACAGTAACGCAGACAGAAGCACCGACGCTGGGTACGGTGACTGGCTTATGACAGAGCGCGTAGAACGTATGCTGTCACAAGCCCCTGAATACTACGAAACTAGCGCGGTATACGCCGAAATCCAGGCGGCCCAGGGCAACGAATACGATACCGAAGACAACAAAAACGCCGACCTTAAAGCGCAACTGCGAATTAAGACGGCGACCTGGGGCCTAAAGTATTACGAAGACCAACTGCATATCCCGACCATTACTACAGATAGCTACGAAACCAGGAGGGGCCGGGTACTTTCCCGGTGGCGAAGCCCAGGTAACTTTTCGGCTTCCTTGGTTAAGACCGTCTGCGAGTCTTTCGTTAACGGCCAAGTAGACGTAACATTCGACATGGCAAAAAGCGAAGTCATTATTAAATTTAATGGCCCGTTTGGTGTGCCTGAAAAAATTGTTGATGTAGTAGAAGCAGTAGAAAATGTCATTCATGCGCATCTGGGTAAATCTTTCAGCTACCGCTATTTGAAAATAAACGAATTGAACGCATTAAAAATAAAGACGCTTAACGAAACGAAGCTTAATAACTTCGCTTCGTTAAATTAAGGGGGAAGCTAGCTATATGGCAACTACTACGAAGCTGGGGCTGTATTACCCGGTCATAGCGACGGACGGCGAGAATTTTTTTAATACTGATACCATGTTACGTGACAACTGGGTAAAGCTAGACGCCCTTTTCCACGAATCAACCGGGCATAAGCACGATGGTACAGCAGGTAACGGCCCGCTTATAGGAACGTCTTCCCTAGCAGCTTTAGCAGTAACTACTGCAAAACTAGCTGACCTGAACGTAACGGCCGCAAAAATAGCATCGAAAACTGTAGGGTCAGCGCAGATAGCGGACGGCGCTGCTACTGATACTGTAATCGGAAATCGTAGTATAGACGATACACTGGTTGCGACATCAGGAGCCGATACGCCTACGCGTTTATGGAGCAAGTTGGCTTATTTGATCAAAGAGATTACTGGAAAAGCATCGTGGGTTACGCTTCCTTCGATTAATCTGGAAACGATCTTTGGCTGGCTTAATCAGAATGTCAGGAGCACCGCTTCGCCTTCATTTGTGCGAGCAACGTTGACTCAGGCGAATGGAACGGCCCCTTTGACGGTAACCAGCCAGACGGTTGTTGCCAACTTGAATGCCGATATGGTGGACGGATTCCAAACGGCATTGACAAGTTCTTTAAATACATTAGCAGTCCGTGACGGTTCCGCAAACTTAACGGCGAACAGGTTTATCTCCACTTCATTCCCCGCCGCACCGTTTATTGTCGATTCAACAGCCGTCAACACAAACCTTAATGCCGATATGGTTGATGGCTTCCATTTCGATCAAGATTTAAGAATGGGTAGTGCCGTGGCTTTCCAAGCAATGACGGCCAGTTTCTTTGCGTCAACCGCGAGCGAAGGTTCGCCGCCTTTTAACGTTTCGTCATCCGCGCTAGTAACGAAGTTAAATGCCGACATGGTAGACAATGCACACGCAAAATATGGCGACGATCCTAACTCGATACTACTTCGAGGGGCGAGCGGCGAGGGTGTGATGAACAGGCTATCTCTCACAATACCGAATGGGCCTTTAGCCCCTATGCTTGTGTTGTCGTCCACGATGGTAACGAATTTGAACGTGGAATACCATGGAGGATACAGTGCAGGAAATGCCACGGGTCAAATACCAGTGAGCAACGGGACAGTGAACAACGCACTAAATTCCGATTTATTGGATGGCTACCATGCCAGCGATTTTAACTTAAAAACAGATTATGTAAGACAGCCGGGATACGGGGTTCCTGTACTTTCATCAAACGCATACTTCCTAACTTTAAACCCTGCACCAGCGGGTGGGTATGTCGATGGGATGGCTGTTGCAATCAAAATACCAACCACTAACCCAGCGGCAAGCCCAACAATAAACATCAATGGTTTGGGTGGAAAGGCTATTTATTCTACTAGCATGGCAATGGGCGCCGGGGCGTTGGTGGCCGGGGCTATTTATACATTACGGTACAGTGCAACCGGAAATGGTTTTTACATTCAATAAAATGAATTTCAATTTTAGGAGGTGTTTAGCGTGACGCAAGAGCAGCAACTAAACGATATATCAGTCAAAGTAGGGCGGGTGGAAGTATTGCAAGAAGTGGGCGCTAAAAATATAAATGACCTCACCGTAACAGTGCAGCGTCTAGTAGAGAAATTTGAGGTGAACAACGACATTGCTCGTGAAGCGCTCGATAAATCAAAGTCGGCGCATCGCAGGTTGGACGGAATAGACAGGATCATTTTTTGGGGTGGAACTACGGTTATCGGTGCAGTTGTTTTATCGGTTATCGCCTTTATCGTTAAGGGCGGTCTAGCAAACTAATTTGAGAGGATGATTGAAATGGATTGGAATGTTATTTTTCAATTAATTGATCCGAAATTGTTGATTGTAGTTGCTGCTTGCTGGGCTATTGGCTTTGTTTTGAAGCAAACACCGAAAGTACCTAACTGGAGCATCGTTTATATCGTCACTTCTGTCGCGGTGTCTGTTACAGTGTGGTTAATTGGATGGAGCCCTGAAGCGGTCATTCAAGGCGTTTTGGCTGGGTCATTTGCTGTGTTTGGTCATCAGATCGTCAAGCAGGCAAAGGAGAGGGCGGAGAGCGATGAGTAACTGGACGTACGATCCTAAGTACCGCCTGACAAGCCCGTTCGGGATGCGAATGCATCCCAAGTTGCACGTTAACAAGTTTCATCGTGGGGTCGATCTAGTTGTCACACCTGGTAATGGCCCACTACATGCTTTTGTAGCTGGTACGGTACTCTATGCCAAACTAGGTGTACCCGGTATTGGCATCCCGGCCGAAATGGGTATAGTTGTAGCAATAAAGGATAACAAGGGCTGTCTGCACATTTACGCCCATCTTAGTGCGGCTATCGTAAAGGTAGGCGATAAGGTTACTAAGGGCCAGATGATAGGCAAACAGGGTACGACGGGTGCAAGTACAGGCAATCATTTACACTACGAGGTTCGAAAAGCGGCTGCCCCGTTATACGGCTGGACAGCCACGGAAGCCGGAGTTGTGGAACCTACCCAGTATCTACAGGACTATTATAAAGCTGTAGCGCCCGTAGTCGCGCCAGCGAAGGAGGAAAAAGCGAAAATGAAGGCAGTAGACGCAAACAAGATCATAACAAGGTTTTTAAGTCCGGCCTGGAACGACGCAAAAAAGAAAGGCGACTCTGCGGGAATGCTGGAAGCTAATCGTCTTGCTAATGAATTACGAATTGCTAGTGGACAACCTGTACAGTAAAACAAGCCCCCAGGCTAATGCTTGGGGGCTTGTTTTTTTTGCAAGTAGGGGTTATTGCCACAAGTCCTGTAGCTACTACTATTGAGATGCCAAAAAATAATGAGCCACCTCTTCTTCTAGGTTTTTTATTTCCTGCCTATGCCCTGGGGGCAGGGCTTGTACTCCTTTTTCGTATTTTATCTTAGCGCAATTCAAAACTGTTATTCCCGTATCATATAGCCGTTTAGCATTATCTAAGCGGGCTTTTGCAGCAGCAAGTGCTTCGCTATATACTTCGAATTTCATCTGTATTCCTCTCTCCTGGTGTGGTTTTTAAAAGCCAGAATCCACGCGGCTTTATACTTGCTAAATACCTGTTCCTTTTCAGTTAAGCGAAAATACCTTATGATAGATTAGTTAAAAAACGAAAATAAATCATACGGAGGGCCGTCATGACTGGTGAAGTCGGACGCTGCCTTCTCAATAAACGACTAGCCGAAAAAGGCTGGAATCAGCAGAAATTAGCCGAAGAAACGGGTTTTGATTTTCGGCAAATATCCTTTTGGGCGACTGATGAACGCGTCATGTCTTTACGAAGCTTGTTCATCGTTTCTAATGTGTTAGACTGCGATCCACGTACTTTGTATGAACACGGCTTTTTGTTGTTTGGTGAGAAGGTAGTAAAGTAAACCGTTTTACGGTTTACTACGACCGATATTCTACGCTTCCGTAGAGAACATTTCTCTTATAATACTTCCACAAGCGACATGATGCTACCATATTTTACCGACATTAAACGACAAATGAAGACAGAAATGACAAGTGAAAATAAAGCCTATGCTGGCAGTCCTTACAGCGTGGGCTTTTTTTGCTTTAATGGATTCGACATAAACGGGCAAGGTTGCTATTTATGGGATAACATTCATGTGTCAAAAGTGTGACTATAGCAATAAAGATAGTACCCACGACATTTACTAAATAGTCCATGACGACTATGTACACTTTACTTACATATAAAACAACCTTATTAAATGTAAAGTTATAAAGAAATCTTTACTTCTTAATGTTATTTGTATATAATGTTATCTATGGTTAACAAATATACGGAATGAGGGCGACAAAATGGCAAAAACGATTTATTCAGCAGTGGTTAACGGGGTAGAAGTAAAGCGTACGACAGACAGGACTTACAGCCATGCTGTAGTATGGGCATCCGATTGCGGAAAAATGGTAAAGCCGAAAGCTTTTAGCGGTAGCCTACAACTGGCACAGAAAGCGCGTAACCAATTGAACGACGGCACTTTCGTAAAGCGCCCCGAAGACTTAATAGCCCTGGGACTTGACCCGGAAGCTTACGAAGTACTGGACACAAATCCGATTTACCGCATTGTACCGGGTAAATGGCTTATCGTCCCAGTTGTGCCAGAAACGAAATAGTAAACGGGGGCTTAGGCCCCTTCTTATACATTGAATGGGGGAGTAATCGAAATGCTAAAACTTACGGACGAAATACAGGGGCTTATTACCCAGGGCGCGATTTTTTACGTATCACACAGCGGGGGGAAAGATAGCCAGGCTATGTACGCCCTGCTGCGGGACGTCATTCCATCCGATCAACTGGCTGTAGTTCATGCCGACCTGGGCGAAGTAGAATGGACTGGGGTACAATCCCATATTCGCGCCAATGTTTCGCACCCGGTAAACGTAGTGGCAGCTTCGAAGACCTTCCTAGGGATGGTAGAAAAACGCGGTATGTGGCCTTCCAGTAGCTGCCGCCAATGCACCAGCGATCTAAAGCGCGACCCTATCCATACATTCATTCGCGCCGATTTGAAAAAGCGCGGCGCTACTATCGCTATTAACTGTACTGGAATTCGGGCCGCAGAATCTACCGCGCGTTCGAAGAAGCAGGCGCTTACTCTTAACAAGCGATTAACCGTGTCAGGCCGGGTACAGCGTACGGTATACGACTGGCTGCCGATCTTCGACCTTTCGACCGCCGACGTATTCCAGGTAATCATCGACGCCGGGCAGCGCCCTTTTTGGGCTTATGAAAAAAATGAACGTCTTTCTTGCGTTTTTTGTATCATGGGGAGCCTTAACGACCTTCGTCATGGGGCAGAACATAACCCTGCACTGTACGCGAAGTATGTAGCCCTGGAAAAGACAATAGGGCATACGATGTTTACCAAAGGTAAAGAAGCTATAGGCCTGGAAGAATACACAGGAATTGCAGCATGTTAAAAGATAATCAAAATATAAGGGGCGGTTAAAGTGAATAAGCGCGGAACAGAACAATTTATCGACAAGTATATAAAGCTGGCTGTAGAAAACTACGTAAAGGGACTTTTTACCGCCGATAAGGCCGAAGGCCATCTGGACATTCTTTCGCAGTTGGCGCTTACTGCCATTCACGATAAGCAGCGCCATTACCGAATCGGGGAAATACAGAAGGCAATAAGGGCTGGGGATGTTGCCCAGGCCAAGCAGTTGACTGCCCGGAACTGGCGCAGTACAGCAGCCGTAGATGAGGATAATTTCAAACGTATATATTAATAGTAGAAGGCCCCCCAGTGGGCCTTTTGTCGTTTTCTGTTGTCCGTAGAGGACATTCGATGTAGAATAAGGTAATAATAGGAAGGGGCTGGGTACATATGTCGTTAAGATTAAAAATTGTAACAGGCTGTAAGCATGTGAAAGGGATCGACGTTTACATAGATAAGGGGAGTAAGCCCGGTGCGCTAAAATTCAAAACAGGTCTTTTTTCGTCTTCGATGTTACAAGTTGCAAGCCTGGACTGGCAGGAAGCCGCGACCCGCAGCGCTGGAAAAGCAGCAGCGGGGGCTATAATCGGCGGCGTACTTACTGGGGGGCTAGGGCTAATTGCAGGGGCCGCAATTGGAGGGCGTAAGACAGACGCGAGTACAGCCGTAATATCTTTTGAGGACGGACAGCGCTTATACGTAAAGGCGACTGGCAAGGACTTCGAAAAGCTGCAAACCTGGCTCTAAATTCATGCAGCGTAAAAAAGACTACTAATATATATATATATAATAAATATATAAATAATAAATAATATATAGTTATATATATATAGTTATTATTAGTATCTAATACTTATAGTATTACTTCTTTGTTCTTCTCTTTTGCTATTATAATATAAGGATGCTGTAAATTGCCTGGGGGGTACTTTTTTAGTACACTTCCCCGGCTTTTTCTTTTTGTATAAAGATACCCCCCTGTAGAAACTCGTAATTTATATATCATAAATGACTTGGTCGTCATGGAAAGTCTTTACATCAAGTTATCTTTACTTGTATAATATGGACAGATACATAAACCACACGCAAAGGCGGTAATACGGGATGGCAAGAGGTAAACGAATTGTGGAAGGTAAGACCCTAGTTGTATACAGTACAAAGGTTGTCCCGGAAACGCGGGCGCTGATGGACGCGCTGGCAAAAGCAAACGGCCCTGAATTCGGTCAGCGTGAACTGTTGGAAGAAATGATACCTCTGTATATGGCAGCTAACCCGGATAAAGCACAAAGGGCGAAGGCGTTGCTTGAATTGCTGGGTTGGGGGGAACAGGCGGCAAGTATTACACCCGTAATTGCTGTAGATTTCGCGGCAGTCGAAAATCGGGTAGCCGCGAACCTGGGCGTAACACTTCCGAAGACCGTACAGACGGTTCGCTATCAGGGAAACCCGAAAGTACACTTGTACGAACCAGGCAGCAAAAATTCAACTGGCTGTGGCCTGGCTGGAACTATCGACCCGGAAAGCATTACTGACCAGGAAGCCGACGCGGTTACATGCGGGAAATGCCGCTACTGCCGAAAGGGGGTATTTGTTTAATGGGACACGCTAACGATTACACTACAGGTACGTTGGGGCATTTGTTGACAAATTACCTGGAACCAATGCTAAGAACGACACTTATCATTTATGAAAAAGATTCGGACAATGCGCCGCCAGTCTTAATGTATGAAGGGTACTGCGCTGACCGACAAGTTCCCGCATATTTGAGGGTAGGGCAAGTTAAAGAAATGTACGACGCGGAAGGCGGGGGGGTCGTTGTTACCGTCGTCAAAGTGGCACAATGACCGATAACCAGGAACCAGTAAGCCGCGTCTACCTGGTAGCCGCTACCGGATACTGCCGCAGTTGCCGGGAAACGGAAATCTTCGACCGCTTCAAGGTAACGACGAAGCATACCATTACAGGAGAAACGGAATTAAGCACCGTAGCCGTTTGCCAAGGCTGCGAATGGGAATACGAAGTATTTCAATGAATATCAACAAATAGAGCAGAAAGAAGGAGAGTCAATGAACTGTAACTGTTTAAGCGAAATTAAAGCAAGGTTGAAAGACGAATTACCAAAACAAGATCAATATGCGAAATTGAAAATCATATCCGTGGACTTTAGCAACGCTGCATTTCTGATGAATGGTAATCGTATTGAATCTACTCTAAGTACACCAATAACCATTACGCATGAGCCTATTGGAAGAAAGAAGTCAACAAACATCAATATGACAATTTCGTATTGCCCGTTTTGCGGCAAGTCAGCAAAAGAAGAATCTGAACAAGAAACTGCCTAGCTGCTATACAACATAGTAAATAGCAATTGACCATAAGGAATAGGCGGTGTACATGGTGAAGATTCGTTTCTTTCGTGAAGAAGGACATTGGTTTTTATATTTACACATTGGCAGACGATATTTCCGTTTCAGTTCCGCCGGATACCTTCATGGGAAGCACAAGTAATTCAGTGAATAGGCGGTGTACATGTGGAGAAACCGTATCAATGGTTAATCGAGGAATTGCAGCAAATGATCGAATTTCAGGATAAGCATGGAATTGATAATAGTGCGCTGATTCCTTTGCTTGAAAAAGCCAAAGAAAAACAAAATAACGCATTAAGTATCTGAGTGAATAAAATTGTCCATAAGGAGTGGTTTGGTTGCCTTATATAAGAAATGCTGTTCTGAAAAATATTTTGAGGGATGCTTTTATGAGTGGCGTGATTACTGGATGGGCTACCGATCACGATTCCCCAGATGGAGTATCAATTGAAATTTTTAGAGATAATGAGTTTGAAAAATATTACAAAGAAAAGAAGATAGAATTAGGTGCCATGTAA